TGCGGCTGCCAGATTTTGTACGGGTTTGGAAGTCGACGGAGAGAACAGCGCGGGCCTAGAAGGCCCCGTAATGCCCCCTGAGAGCCCCGTAGACGGACGAACGGTGCGGATCGATAGATGGCACCGGAGACAAGCGAAGACGGCCGCAGAGCCGTCGCCGGCTGACGCCCGCGTAGGAAGATATTCGTGTGAAGTGCGTCACATTCTACGGGTGAAAATCAAAAGTCGAAGCTACATAACCTATGGAGGGGTAAGGGAGCGAGCTCCAGCGAGCGACCGCACCCCGACATAGGTTCTTGTCGGGGTAGTCGAACGGAGAGAGACTACCCCTTTTAGCGACCTCCGGTCGCCCAGGTAGGTACCGAACGATGAGAGAGGTACCTAGACCGTACAGGCCGGGGTTTATCCCCCGGCCGATACAGCATGGTCGTTTTGGGTAGGTACGTTACGTAAGCATCACTCACCAACAGAACCAGTGGTTACGTAACCGGGTACGTTACGTACGACTAGATACGTAACAAAACCACTAAACCCGTGGCCGCCCGAAAGGCGGCCCGCAGCGGGTTACGTTTGTCAGGTATGTCACTAGGGAGGGCGATGGGCTGGGAGTCATCTGACCGTCGTGAGCGTCTGCCGGCCGACTGGCCTCGCATCCGCCGCGAGGTTCTGCGGGCGGCTGGTCACCGCTGCCAGATCCGCTACGCGGACGTCTGCACAGGGTTGGCTACCGAGGTTGACCACGTCCGCTACCGCGACGAGGAGTCACCTACCCAGGCGTCATGCAGACCGTGCCATGCGCGCAAGAGCGCGATGGAAGGCGTCGCTCAGCGTGCGAAGCTGCGCGCGATGAAGAAGCGGCCACCGCCCCGCCACCCGGGGCGCAGAAGCAACTAGGAGGGGCATGAGTCGGATAGTGCTCAGGTCTTACGTGAAGATCACTGAGGTCTCCACCGGATGCAAGTTCAATGACTGGGAATGGGTCTACCGGCCCTGGATGCCTCTGTGGTTCCAGAAACAGCTTATCGTCCGGCCGCTGTGGAAGCGGCACAAACGCAACTGTATCCGCGCGGAGCACTGGCGCGCGATGGATTAAGGGAGGGCCAGGCGTCCTCGTAGCCCAGGAGGCACCATGCCGGGTCCAGTACCCAAGCGATCGGACGAACGCGTCCGGCGCAACACCACCGAGTACGGAGAGGTCACTACTCTCCCCGTCTCCGGACCCGTGAAGTCCCCTCCGCTCGGTCTCACCGATCCTCACCCGATCGTCCGAGACCTCTACAACTCTCTAGCCGAGTCGGCGCAAGCCGCGCTCTATCAGCCGTCGGACTGGCACTACGCGAAGTTCACCCTCCACTTCGCCGACCAGCTCCTGAAATCCTCCAAGCCCTCGTCGCAGATGCTAGTAGCCGTCAATCAGATGCTGTCATCTCTTCTGGTCTCAGAAGGTGACAGGCGACGGGTTCGGATCGAGGTGGAGCGGACTAAGTCAGACGGCCCGGATGCGTCGGTGACGACGATGGGCGAGCTGTTCGAGCGCGCTCTCCGTAAGCCGAAGTCGAGCTAGAGCCGGCGGCCCCGGCGGGGTTGAGCGCTCCCCTTCCGGTGCTCCCCCGCTGGGGCTGCCCCTAAGACCCGGGCGCAACGTCCCGACTGAGGCGGTCCGCCGTGACGACGGCGGTATTGGTGCTCAGGAACCGTTGCAAACCCCGCCTATGCCCAAACCGCGGCTGCGCGCCGGTCGCAGGCCTCTGGGCGGGCACCAAGTGCTGACCCGGCCCAGTATGGCCGGTGTAGGCGCTTTCCGCCCGGAGGATCGGGCTCCCCGACAGACGCACGATCTGCGGCCTTTGCAACCCAGCCTCCGGGCCTCTACTTGCCAGGCAGGCGAGACCAGCCAGTAACCAAGAGCGGTCGCCCCTGGCCGGTATGAGCTCCACCGGTAAACGGGCTCACCTTTACACGTAACCTACGAGAGGCCGGTATGACCGTCACGATCACCGCCGACGTCCGCGACGTCACCGGTCAGCCCGACAACCAGCAGTGGGTGTTCTCGACCGTGCTCCGCCAGCAGGACGGCTCGATCCTCACCCAGAAGCAGGTCCGGGTAAACCCGGTGGACGGCGCGCTGAGCGTAGAGCTGGAACCCGGCTTCGCGATCGTCGTCTACGGCGAGTACCGCTGGTTCATCGAGGTGCCCGAGACCGACGCCGGTCTGTGGGGTCTGATCGCCACCTCGGTCGCGGTCCCTCCGGACACCTCCGCTGAACTGCTCGCTGACGCTGTCAACGGCTACCTCGACGCGAACCCGCCGTCAGCGGACTGGGACGCGTTGTCGAACGTCCCGTCCGAGTTCCCACCGGAGGCGCACGACCACGTCGCCGCGGATGTCACCGACCTCGACTCGGCTATCGCCGCGTACCTGGCCTCGAACCCGCCCGAGGCAGGCTCGGTGGCCTGGGACGACGTCACCGACAAGCCGTCGACGTTCACCCCGAGCTCGCACACCCACTCGATCGCTAACGTCACCGGTCTCCAGGACGCGATCGACGAGAAGCTCGACGAGGCCGCGGTGGACGCCCGGGTGTCTCTCGGCACCGCCGCGCTGGTCGACTCGGCCCCGGAAACGCTGGACACGCTCAACGAGCTGGCCGCAGCGCTGGGCGATGACCCGAACTTCGCGACCACTGTCGCCTCGCAGATCGGCGCGAAAGCCGACAAGACCACCACGATCACCGCGGGTACCGGCTTGACCGGTGGCGGGGATCTGTCCGCGAGCCGGACGCTGAACGTCTCGTTCGGGACGTCGTCTACGACCGCGTGCGTCGGTAACGACTCCCGGCTGTCGGACACCCGCACCCCGACGGACGGATCGGTGACCAACGCCAAAGTCGCTTCCGGTGCGGGTATCGCGCTGTCGAAGCTAGCTACCGGCTACGTCGCCGGCTCGGACAACTCCGGTGCCCGGACGCTGACTATCTGGGTCGGGACCGAGGCGCAGTACACCGCGATCGGCACAAAAGACTCGAACACTCTGTATTTTCGTTCTGCCTAAGGAGGCTGTCGTGGCTGGTATCTCGCTCGCCACGACGGCTTTCGAGAAGATCGCTCTCGGCTCTACCGAGATCGAGACGATCAGCCTCGGGACTACCGAGATCTGGACCGCTTCGACAGTCACCGTTGAGTTCGACGCGGTGTCCGCGGTCGGCCAGGGCACCAGCGACACGAACCTCAGCATCACCCCGTCGGCGAACTCGACTGTTCTGGTCGCGCTGATGCAGCTGGGTGACAACACGATGGCCGCGGTGACCTACGGGGCTTCCGCGATGACCCACGTCGCCAGCGTCGCGTTGAACAACACGTCGTCGACCGGCTGGCTCCGGGTCTACTCGATCTCCGGGGTAGGCGGCTCGACCGCCACGATCACGCTCGACAAGAACGGCACGAACTGGATTCGCGGGTACGCGGTCGCGTACCAGAACGTCGGCTCGATCGGTACCCCCGCTACCGCGTTCGGCTCCGGCACCAGCGCCTCGCACAACGTCTCCGCCCCGCCGACGCGGGGCCGGGTGTTCCAGGCGTTCGGGTTCGACCTGAACCGCACGATCACCCCCTCCGGCGGTACGAACCTTGTCGCCTACAACAACACCGGCGGCTCGATCTCGGGCAGCGACCACGACGACGCGGTGACGTTCGCCGCGAGCTTGTCCGGTACATCGAGCTGGGCGAGCATCGCGGTTCCGCTGTCCCCGGCGTAAGGAGCCTGATGCCCGATGTGACCGCCACCGTGCGCGACATCTCCGGACGCCCCGACGATTCGCACTGGACTTTCTCTAGCGACCTGCGCGAGCAGGACGGCGTGATCATCACGCCCCGCGTCGTGCGCGTGAAGCCGTTCAACGGAGAGCTCGCGCTGACTTTACCGCCCGGACCTGTCCGGGTGACACACCACCAGGACCGATGGTTGATCGACGTCCCAGAAGAGGACTCCGACCTGTGGGACCTGATCGAAGCCGCTACCGACTAAGGACTTCATGAACCGCCTTATCACCATGTTCGCCGCTGCTCTTGTGAAGGCGGTCTTCGACTACCTCCGGGCTCACCCCGAGTTCCTGAACCAGGTCATCGACCGGGCTACCGCGAAGATGCCCGACCTCGCTGACCTCGACGACAAGATCCTGGCGAAGATCCCGGATCTGTCCCGGCTGGACGACAAGATCATCGGGCTGTTCCCCGACTTGTCCCGGCTCCCCGAGCAGCTGATCAACGCCATCAACCCGTTCAAGCGCTGATGCCGAGGGTCGTCTACGGGCTGACCCACTCGTCCAACGGGTGGCCGATGCTCAACTCCGATGAGTGCGAGTGGACGAAGATCCCCGGCACAAGCGTCACGCTGCAGATCGCCAAGGGCCAGCCTCTCGCGATCCTGCGCGCGTTCGCCGCGGACTTCCACGCGTACGTCGAGCCGCTGCGCGACGCGGACTCCGCGTGCTGGACGCCGACCAACTCGGTCCCGTCGTCCAACCACCTGAGCGGCACCGCGATGGATCTGAACTGGAACTCGCACCCGTTCCAGGTCCCGGACGCAGGCTTCGACGCCACGAAGAAAGCACGGGTCAAAGAGCTACTCGACTTCTACGAGGGCATGGTGTTCTGGGGCAACGATTGGACGTCGCCCAAAGATGCGATGCACTTCCAGCTCGCCAGCCTCCGCAACGGCGGAACCTTCGATACCTACGGCAACCCGAAGACAGCCGACTTCATCGCGCGCAAGATCCGCGCTGACGGCTACTCGACTTTCCGGAGGGGTAGCGCCCCGATGACCGCGGCCCCCATCCTGGCGGCGGCCACCGGCCTGAGCGAAGCTCGCGCGGCGGAGATCCTGCCCGCGGTTCGCTCGGGCCTCCGGGAATCCGAGTGCACGAACGTCAACCGCATCGCGATGTGGCTGGCTCAGATCGGGCATGAGTCCGGGTCGTTCCAGTACACCGAGGAGATCGCCAAGAACGGGCGATACGCGCCGTACATCGGTCGGACGTGGATTCAGATCACCTGGGACTACAACTACCGGTCGTTCTCGCAGTGGGCGTACGCGTTCGGGATGGTTCCGACTCCGGACTACTTCGTCGTGAACTACCGCGAGCTCGCTGATCTGAAGTGGGCGGGCATCGGCCCTGCCTGGTACTGGACGGTCGCCCGCCCGGACATCAACGAGCTGTCCGATCGCCGCGACCTGAACACGGTCACCCGCCGGATCAACGGAGGCACCAACGGCCTCGCGGATCGACAAGCCCGCTACAACCGCGCGCTCGCCCAGGGCGATGCGCTGCTGCAACTACTTCACGAAGAGGACGACTTCTTGTCTGCTCTAACCGACGCTGAACAGCGTGAGTTGCTGGACCTGGCTCGCCAGCAGGCCAAGTACAAGCGCAAGTCCCGCTCGCCGCTGCACTGGCCGCACGAGGGCGAGGTCGACACGATCGCCGGCCTGTCCTGGTCGACGGACGCGAACGTCCATATCCAGCTGGTCGAGAAGCTCGCTGTGATCTACGGCGACCCGGTCTCGATCGCGCTGCTGTACGCGGTGTCGAACTCCGACGATCCGACGAACAACCCCGAGCTGGCGAAGCGCATCTTGAAGCGCGTCAAGCCCGAGGACATCACCGCTGCTCAGGTCCAGATCCAGAAGTGGCTGGCTGCCGAGAAGAGGAACTCCTGATGGCTAAGAAGAAGGACCTGGAGTCCAGGATCGCGGCCTTGGAAGAGGAGATTCGTAAACTCAAGGCGACGAGACTCCCGGCCCCTCCTCCGGTGACCCCTTGGGAGCCCACGAAGGCTTGGTGGGGCGTTATCCCTCCGGCGTCGTACAGGGATTTCACAATCTCGACGTCAAGCCCCGCGCCCTACGTCGTCTGTAACGGCTGATGCCGATTAAGCTCGGCGACCGGAACCCCACGGTGCGCCGCTGGCGCGAGGTGATGGCGGCCCGGTTCGCCGGGTACGCGCGAGTCCACGGGCCGCTGCCCACGGACACCGACGAGTTCGGCCCGCGGGCTGAGGCGTGGCAGACCGAATACGAGTCCCGGACGTTCCAGCCGCTCGACGGGATCGTCTCTGACGACGATCTGCGCGCGCTGGGGATTCCGGCTCCCGAGGACACCCGCCCGGTACTGCTCACCGTCTCCGGGACGGGAGTCCCCTGGTGGGTAGGCCCGGACGCTGACGTCGCGAGACGTCTCGGGGATGTGTACCTGTGGCGTCCGGTAGGCCCGCCGTACACCGCGCAGGCGTTCCCGATGGGGCCGTCCGTGGCGAACGGGGTCACCGAGGCTACCCGCATCCTGGAGGAAGAGCGCCAGCGCATCGAGCGCTACGGGCTGTCGATGATCGGCTACTCGCAAGGCGCGATCGTCACCTCCGAGCTGTGGGAGTACCACATCAAGCCGGTGACCGGACGATTGCACTGGGTCAAAGACCACGTGCGCGGAGCCGTGACGTTCGGTAACCCGATGCGCGAGACCGGCAAGGTGTGGCCTGACCCGGGCGGTCAGATGCCCTCGGCGAAGTCGCACGGTATCGCTGACCAGCTGATGGTCGACACCCCGGACTGGTGGAGGAACTACGCCCACAAAGGCGACCTGTACACCGACTGCGAGGGCGACTCGGGCGAGATGAAGACCGCGATCTACAAGGTCGTGATGATGTCCCGGGTGTTCTCTGGTCCGGATTCGATCCTGCGTCAGCTTCTGGAGATCGGGGTTAACCCGACGTTCGAGCTGATCGCGCTGATCCGCGCGGTGCTGGACGCTGGTCTGTTCTTCATCCGCGGCACAGGCCCGCACGTGAACTACAACATCGACCCTGCGACGGACTTTCTGCGCTCTGTGACTTGATACGTAACGAGGAGGTGGAGTGGCGGTTCACTACCCGGAGTCGCTACTCCCCGCCCCGAAGGTCTGCGCGCACTGCGAGCAGCCTATGCCCGAAGGCAAGCGCCCACATGCGGTCTACTGCGATCGCAGGTGTAAGACCGCTGCCGCAGAGACCAGGCGGCCTCCGAGGGACAACCATGCTCGCTACCTCAAGGAGCGGGAGCGCCGACTGGCCTACTCCCGCGAGTACCAGAAGCGCAACCCGGATGTCCCTAAGCGAGCCAAGCGTAAGCGTAGAGCCCTTATCGCTGGACGGGAAACGTTCACCATCACTCAGCGCGACTGGCTCCGACTAGTTCGCCGCCACAACCATCGGTGCTTCTACTGCGAAGCGCCCGGCCCGATGTCTATGGACCACGTCGTCCCAATCTCTAGGGGCGGCAGGCATTCGATCGGGAACATCGTCCCGGCCTGCATCTCGTGCAACTCATCGAAGCGCGACCGGACGGTCGTGGAGTGGCGGCTCAGCAAGCGAGGTCACATTGCAAGAGTCGCCTGAGAAGAAGCTCCTACCAGCGCCCTCCCACATACATGGTCCCACGTGGCGTCAATACGACGACGGGTCCTGGTACCTGCCAGAGAAAACCCTGGGCTGGGGAATTATCAGCTGGCTCTTTGAGTACGTAGGAGCCCCAGACGGTTCGGGTCCCTTCATACCCACTATGGAGCAGGCCCGTTTCCTGGCGTGGTGGTATGCGGTTGATGACCAGGGGAAGTACCTCTATCGAGAGGGGACCTTCCGCAGGATGAAGGGCCACGGCAAGGACCCGCTGGTGGCCGCTATGGCGCTCGCCGAACTCTGCGGGCCAGTCGCCTTCTCGCACTTCGACGACAACGGTAACCCGGTCGGCAAGACCCGGCACGCGGCGTGGATCACGATCGCCGCGGTCTCCCAGGACCAGACGAAGAACACGTTCTCGCTGTTCCCGATCATGGTCTCGAAGAAGCTGAAGACCGAGTACGGCTTGTCCGTCAACCGCTTCATCATCTATTCCGAGATCGGCGGCCGGCTAGAAGCCGCTACCGCGTCCCCCGCGTCGATGGAGGGTAACCGCCCGACGTTCGTCGTCCAGAACGAGACGCAGTGGTGGGGAGTAGGCCCCGGCGGCGAGGTCAACGACGGCCACCAGATGGCCGAGGTCATCGAAGGCAACATGACCAAGGTCGACGGTGCCCGCACTCTGTCGATCTGCAACGCTCACCGACCCGGCGACGACACCGTCGCGGAGATGTCTTACCTGAACTGGCTGGACATCCTGGCAGGCGACGCTATCGACACCGGCGTCCTCTACGACGCCCTGGAAGCCCCGGCTGACACGCCGGTCTCCGAGATCCCGTTCCCGTCCGACGACCCCGAGGGGTACGAGGCCGGGGTTGCCCAGCTCATGAAGGGCTTGGAGATCGCCCGCAGCGACTCGATCTGGCTCCCGCTCGACGACATCTTGATGTCGGTCCTGACGGCGAAGAACGACGTCATCGAGTCCCGACGGAAGTTCCTCAACCAGGTCAACGCGACCGAGGAATCGTGGATCGCACCGTCTGAGTGGGATCGCAACCACGACATCAACCTGCCTCCGCTGAGGAAGGGCGAGCGGATCACGCTCGGGTTCGACGGTTCGCTGTCCAACGACCACACCGCGCTCACCGCGTGCCGGGTCGAGGACGGGGCGTTGTTCCTGGTGAAGGTCTGGGTGCCTGAGAAGTACGAGGGGCACAAGGTTCCTCGCCAGGACGTGGACGCGTACGTCCGGTCGATGTTCGAGAAGTACGACGTCGTCGGTATGCGCGCGGACGTCAAGGAGTTCGAGCAGTCGGTCGACGCCTGGGGTCAGGACTTCCGACGCAAGCTGAAGATCAACGCCTCCCCCGGTAACCCGGTCGCCTTCGACATGCGCGGCCAGCAAAAGCGATTCGCGCTGGACTGCGAACGGTTCCGTGACGCTGTTCTGGCGGGCGAGGTCAAACACGACAACAACCCGGTGCTCAAAGCGCACATCACCAACGCGCACCAGCACCCGACGATATACGACGCAATCAGCATCAGGAAACCTGGCAAAGAATCCAAGCGCAAGATCGACGCCGCTGTGACGGCTGTCCTCGCTTGGGGCTCGCGCCAAGACTTCCTGCTCAGCAAGAGCAACACAGGAAAGGGGGCGGGTCTGCTGCGATGACGACTTACCACGAGCACGTCGAGCGACTGCAAGGGCTCCTCGCACGGGACCTGCCGAACCTGCTGGAAGCCGAGGCCTACCGCAACGGGACGCGCCGGCTGAAGACGATCGGGATCGGCGCTCCTCCGGAGCTGGCTTACCTGGACGTCCAGCCAGGCTGGGTCGCCACCTACCTCCGCACTCTGTCCGATCGCTTGGACATCGAGGGGTTCCGTATCTCGGAGGATTCCGAGGGGCTCGAAGAGCTCTGGAACTGGTGGCAGGCGAACGACCTGGACGAAGAGTCGGTCCTCGGACACGACGACTCGCTGACGTTCGGCCGCTCGTACATCACGGTCAGCCACCCGGACGTCGAGTCCGGAGACCCCGCGGGTATCCCGCTGATCCGGGTCGAGTCTCCGCTGTATATGTACGCCGAGCTGGACCCGCGCAACACCCGCCGGGTCACCCGGGCTGTCCGTCTCTACACGACGCGCGACGACGTCGCGGTCCCGGATCGAGCCACGCTGTACCTGCCTGACGAGACTGTCCCGCTCCGCCGCAACGGCGGGCTCAACGATCAGTGGGTCGTCGACGGGGACGTCATCAAGCACGGTCTCGGTGTGGTACCGGTCGTGCCGCTGACCAACGACCCGCGCCTCGGTAACCGCTACGGCCGCTCGGAGATCTCTCCGGAGCTGCGCAAGGTCACCGACGCCGCGTCTCGCACGCTGATGAACCTGCAGTCGGCGTCCCAGATCCTGGGCACCCCGCTCCGCGTCATCTCCGGTGTCACCACCGACGAGTTGACCAACGACGGCGAGAACACGACGCTCGACATCTACTACGGACGCATCCTGACGCTCGCTTCTGAGGCCGCCAAGATCTCCGAGTTCAAGGCTGCCGAGCTGCGGAACTTCGCCGAGGAGATGGAGGTCTTCCGCAAAGAGGCCGCGTCTATCACCGGCTTGCCTCCGCAGTACCTGTCGTCCTCGTCGGAGAACCCCGCCTCGGCTGAGGCCATCATCGCTACCGATTCCCGGATCGTGAAGATGGCCGAGCGTAAAGGCCGGATCTTCGGCGGTGCCTGGGAGCGTGCGATGCGGATCGCGATGCAGATCATGGGCCGCGAGGTCACCGAGGAGTACACCCGGCTGGAGACGGTCTGGCGCGATCCGTCGACTCCGACGGTCGCCGCTAAGGCTGACGCTGTGTCGAAGCTGTACGCCAACGGCCAGGGCCCGATCCCGAAGGAGCAGGCTCGCATCGACCTCGGCTACACCGCTACTCAGCGCGAGCAGATGCGCGACTGGGACAAGCAGGAGACCGAGGACATGATCGACACCTTGTACTCCACGACGAAAGCCCAGGCTGACGCTACGCCGAAGCCGACGGTCACCGAGACCAAGACGGAGACGCAGACGTCGCCTTCCGGATTTAACCGGACCAAGACCCGGTGAGCCCGGAGGAGTACGCCGCCGCGCAGCTCCTCATCTCCGCCGCAGTAGTCCGGCACGTCAGGAACGTGGCCGGGTTCTTCGCTCAGCCCGCGCTGACGATGTTCGACTGGTTGCGTCTGCTGGACCTGCTGTTCCCCGAGATCCAGCGCCGGCGCACCGAGGCATCGGTGCTCGCTCGCCGGTTCTACGACTCGCAGCGGGCGCAGCATCACCCGGATCTACCTCGTAATGATCGGCCCCTGGAGGGGACGACGTTCGAGAAGTTCGTCGAGAACATGGACCCGGCTCGTGAGCGGATGCAGCAGGCGGACACCCGCGGTGACGCGCTGACGCACCTGACGCTCCGCGCGGTGCGCGAGGTGGAGAACGCAGGCCGTCAGCAGATCATCCACGCCGTTGAGAACGACCCGGAACCCCGCGTCTTGCGGGGCTGGGCTCGCGTCGCGACGGGCCGGGAGACCTGCGCCTGGTGCCTGATGCTGATCAGCCGCGGACCTACGTACGTCCGGGCCGAGACCGCTGGTCTCGACCTTGATACGGAACACGCTCTGGAGCTGTTCGAGAACAACGACCTGGAGACCTACTTCGCTGACATCAGCGGAGAGATCAAGCAGTGGCACACCGGGTGTGACTGCAAGGTGATCCCCGTCTTCCGGAACGAGGACTGGTTCGGCAAAGAAGCTGCCGATCGTGCCCTCGACCTGTGGGGAGACGCCACCAAGGAAGCCATCGCCCTTGAGGACAAAGGCCTTGTCCACAAGAGCGGGAAAAACAAAGGCCAGCCCTTTACTCGTAACGAGCTGGCTATCAACGCCCTTCGCCGTCGCCTGGAGCGCGGCGAGATCTCAGCACAGCAGTACGCAGCACTCGCTGCTTAGCCCGCCAACCCGACCGACCTGCCAGGAGCAGGAGTCACCCCACGCCCAGGAGGCACAGATGACCGAACACACCGACACCCCCTCGACGCCCGAACCCGTAGCTCCCGCTGCTCCGGCTCCGGCGGCCCCCGCTCCCAAGAGCGAGGACCTGCCTGACTGGGCTCGCGAGAAGCTCTCGAAGGCGAACACCGAGGCCGCGAACTACCGAGTTCAGCTCCGCACCGCGGAGACGCAACTGCAGGAGTACGCGGAGAAGCTCTCAGCTCTCGAAGCCCAGGCAGCCCAGGCGGCTACCTCCGCGTCCGAGAAGCAGCACGACTTCGACCGTCTGGTGACCGCGGTCCAGGCTCTCACCCCCGATCCCACGCCGCTGTTCACGTTCGCGAACACGCTGCAGGGCGATTCGGAGGAAGCGCTCAAGACGCACGCCGAGAGCCTCAAGACCCTGTTCGGCCTCAAGAACGGCCCCGTGGCCGCTGTCGACCGCTCGCAAGGCCTCGGCACAGAAGCCCCGAGCAACGACCCTGCGGTGGCCTTCACCGCGCTCATGCAAACCCAACTAGGCAAGTAAGGAGCCCCCTGTGGCAACTCTTGGAGAACTCGCTCCCGACACCGCGGGCAGCAACCACCAGGGCCGTCTGGCCCACGTCCCCTCCGACCTGCTCCCCAAGGAGATCGTCGGCCCCATCTTCGACAAGGCCCAGGAGAGCTCGCTCGTCCTGCGCATGGGTGAGATGATCCCGATCTCGTACGGTGAGACGATCATCCCCACGACCGTGAAGCGCCCCGAGGTGGGTCAGGTCGGCGTCGGTACGTCGAACGAGCAGCGAGAAGGCGGCGTCAAGCCGCTGTCCGGTACCGCGTGGGACACCCGCTCGGTTTCGCCGATCAAGCTGGCGACCATCGTCACCGTGTCGGAGGAGTTCGCTCGCATGAACCCCTCCGGCCTGTACACCAAGCTGCAGGGCGACCTGGCTTACGCCATCGGCCGCGGTATCGACCTCGCTGTGTTCCATGGCAAGTCTCCGCTGACCGGCTCGGCGCTCCAGGGCATCGACACCGACAACGTGATCGCCAACACGACCAACGTTGACTACCTGCAGGAAGCTGGCGACCCGCTGCTGGACCGCCTGCTCGATGGCTACGACCTCGTTTCGGCCAACACCGACGTGGAGTTCAACGCCTGGGCCGTCGACCCGCGTTTCCGCGCTCACCTGCTCCGCTCTCAGGCTTACCGCGATGCCAACGGCAACGTGGACCCGAGCCGCATCAACCTGGCCGCCATGACCGGCGACGTCCTGGGTCTCCCGGCTCAGTTCGGCCGCGCTGTCGGCGGCGACCTGGGTGCCGCGACCGACACCAAGACCCGCATCGTGGGCGGCGACTTCTCGCAGCTGAAGTTCGGCTTCGCCGATGAGATCCGCGTGAAGATGTCGGACACCGCCACCCTGACTGACGCCAACTCGAAGAGCGTCTCGATGTGGCAGACCAACCAGATCGCGATCCTGATCGAGGTCACCTTCGGCTGGCTGCTCGGTGACAAGCAGGCGTTCGTCAAGTTCGTCGACGACACCGACCCCAACTGATTCTGTCCCGACCTTGATACGTAACGGCGGGGCTCTCCCCGGAGGGTCCCGCCGCCGTGTCGCTACCTGGAGGTTTTCATGACCCACCCCTACAACGGTGCGGTGGTCCGCGGATGGCTCGGCTCGCTCAGCGACTCCGAGATCGTGGCCAAGCTCACCGACCTTGAAGGCTTCGCGCCTGCCAAGCTGACCGGCTACGCCATCGGCACTGTCCCGGAGGCTGCCGTCGCAGCGACGGACACCCTGCTTCAGGCGATCGCCAAGCTGGAGAAGCGCATCGCTGATCTCGAAGCCGCGGCGGCCTGATGTCGTACGCCCAGCCCAGCGACGTCGTCGCGCGGCTCGGGCGGCCGCTGACCGACGACGAAGAGACCCAGGTCGAGACGTTCCTAGAGGACGCCGAGATCGAGATCCGTTCTCGTATCCCTGACCTGGACGACAAAGCCGAGGACGAGGACTACCTCAAGCGGGTTATCAAGGTCGAGGCCTCCGCGGTCACGCGCCTGATCCGAAACCCCGACGGCTACATCGGTGAGACCGACGGCAACTACTCGTACCAGCTCAACTGGCGGCTGAACACCGGGGCGATCGAGATCACCGACAAAGAGTGGGCTCAGCTCGGGCTCTCCAAGAACGTCGGTGTGCTCAACGTCCGTCCGAAGACTCCGCTGGAGCGCTCGGGTGAATTCCCGGCGTTCGGCTCGGTCGAGTGGCAGGTGTTCCAGCAGAGCTCCCCGCTGTACTGGGGCTACTGATGAGCGGGCTCCTGGACGACGGGGCTAACTACGAGCCCGTAACGGTGTACCCCGAGGTGACTCGGAAGGACCGGCTGGGCAACACCCTGGTCGGCCCTTCTACCACCGGCGTCGAGACGGTCGCGCGATTCCAGGTCCAGAACCAGTCGGGCACCGCTTCCCGGCGGGCGGAGATGGACGACATCGGCGACATGACCGAGCAGGTCTACACGATGCGGTTTCCCAGGTCGTTCACGACCGTGCTCGGGTCCGGGTCCGAGGTTGTGTGGCGCGGTGAGCGCTGGGGTGTGTACGGCGACCCTCGTCGTTACAACGGCTCTCGCCGCACCGCCCGCCTCGAATACGTGGTTCGGAGGTTCTGATGCCCTTGTACTACGGGCGATCCGGTCTGAACAAAGTCGTGTCGCATCTGCCCGGTGTGGTCCACGAGATGCGCTCCGAAGCTGACGAGGTCGCTGACCGGGCGAAGGCCAACCTGGCCGCCGCTCGTGCGAGCACGCAGTGGGAGAAGATCCACGGCCCGGACCATCTGACGAAGATCACGCGGACCAACGGTTCGGTGGATGCCTACGTCAACATGGAGGCCCCTAGCCCCGAGTCGATCGAGTACGGCCACTACCCGTCCGGTGTCTTCGAGCCCGAGCGGTACGGACGTGTCACGAAGGCTCCGCAGGGGCTGTACATCCTCACCGGTGCCGCCGGGTTCGGTGGCCAGACCGCTATCTCTACCGGCGCTAAGCGCGGGAAGAGGGGGTAGCGCATGGCTGGCAAGCTCCCGATCGTCGGTGAGGTCGTGCTCCCGATTCTCCGCGGCCACGAGGACCTGTCCAATCCGATCAGCACTGTCCCGTCTCTGGCGGGTGTGCATGTCGGGACGTGGGTCGAGGACATCGACTCCCGCACGTTCCCGCTGATCACCGTCCGTCGCGTAGGCGGTACCCGCAGCCCGGAGCATCCGACGCTGTTCACGCAGCCGGTGGTCGAGATGACCGCTTACTCAGCGGCTGACCTGCCTACTACCGAGCAGATGTACGAGGACGCCCTAGAGGTCTTGTACCGCGCTGCACGTCTCCAAACCAAAACGCCAGCCGGCTATCTGCATTCGCTGACCGAGACCTTGGGTGCGTCCCACGGTCCGTCACCGTTTGACCGCACCTGGCGCGTCTTCGGCCTGATCCGACTCGGCATCCGGCCCCCTAAGAACTAAGGAACCAAATGGCACTGAAAGATGATGCCGTCCTCATTGCCGCGCGGGGGTACGTGTACACCGCTGCGGTCGGCACGGCGGCACCTACCCCTTCTCAGCTCAAGCTGATCGACCTGGAGCATCCCGAGGCGTGGGACCGCACCGGCTGGGAGCTCGTCGGACACACCTCCGAGGATGATCTGCCCGAGTTCGGCTTCGACGGCGGCGACTCCGAGGTCCGCGGCTCGTGGCAGAAGAAGAAGCTGCGCGAGGTCGAGACCGAAGAGATCGCGGACTACGTGGTCATCAACCTGACCCAGTTCGACGAGTCGGCTCTGGAGCTGTACTTCGGCCCGAACCAGTCGGCTACCCCCGGCATCTTCGGCGTGAAGTCCGGCTCGGTCGTGAACGAGCGTGCGCTGCTGATCGTGATCGTCGACAACGACGTTCGCCTCGGCTTCCACGCCCGTAAGGCTTCGCTGAAGCGCGAGGACGCGATCTCGCTGGCGACCGACGAGTTCGGCGCTCTGCCGGTGCGCGCGACCTTCCTCGACTATCAGTCGTACAACCTGTACGAGTGGATCGAAGAGGACTGGTTCAACGCTGCTGACGCGCCGGTCGTGTACCTGCTCGATCTGGGCGGCGCTACGGGTGGTGACTACACCCTGTTGGTCGGCGGCAAGTCCACCGGCGACATCGCCTACAACGCCAACGCTTCCGCGATCAAGACCGCGATCGGCGCCGTCGATGACGGTGTCGCCGAGTCTGCGTGGACGGTCACGGCCGACGGCTCGGACTTCGAGATCTCGGGCCCGCTGGCTGTTGCGCTGGGCGTTGACAGCACCGAGGGCGGCTCCGGCGTAACCGTCGACGTCGTCTGATTCGAACTTGACACGTAACCCGTGTCAAACGGGGAGCCGCCTGCACACCTTGGCGGGCCTTGGGCGGCTCCCCACCTCCCGCTTTACCTCGCCCGCCACCAATCGAAAGGCCTGCCACCTATGAGCACGATTCTCAACCTGGACAACATCCGAGAGGAAGCCGACCGCGAGTTCGGAGCCCCGGTACCGATCCAGATCGACAAAGACGCCGTCGTCCACCTCCGCAACGCGACGCGCCTCCGCAAGGACGTGCGCAAAGACGTGCTGAAGCAGCTGGACATCATCAAAGCGGTCAACGACAAGTCTTCCGATGACACCACCGAGGCAGACGTCGACAAGCTGACTAACGCTGTGTTCAAGATCCTCAGCCTGGCCGCGGGCCGGGACTCCAAGACGCTACTCGACGCTATCGACGAGGACGTCGCGGTCGCCACGAAGATCCTCAACCACTGGCTGGAGGAGACGCAAGTGGGGGAAGCCTCCAGCTCGGAGGACTGATCGACGACTACGGCGACGCCCTGTACGCGGACTTCCGGTCCCACTACCACATGAACCTCGCGGATCTGTTCGATCCCACCTCCCGGCTCGGACCTATCCAGGTCCTGGCGCTTATCAAAGAGCTGCCCCGGGAGGGCAGGTTCTGGTCCGAGAAACAGGGCGGCCCGCAGTTCCGCGGCTGGGATGACCAGACGTACACCACCGCGGCGCTGGTCAACGAAATCCGAGCACTCAAGTTCATGTACCTACTGGCGAACACGCCGAAGGACAAACGCCGCAGGCTGACACCTCCCGATCCGTTCCCGGTCCCGAAGGTGAAGCCGCACAAGGCGAAGAAGTACAAACCCGGCTCGTTCGGAGCCGTCGCGGCCATGCGTATGGCTGCTTCCCGCAATCGGAAGGCCCAGGCAACGGGCAGATAGTGAGGTAGCTCGTGGCTGCAGGGAAAGAGGTCGGTCGCCTAAGTATCAAGGTGACCCCTGACCTCGACGGCTTCTACCGAGAACTGAAGGCCGCGGTCGAATCCGCCGAGAAGATGAAGGTCCACATCCCGGTCGAGCCGGACATGGGGAACTTCCGCTCCGAGGTTGCGGCTAAGACCAAAGGTATGTCCGCCAAGGTCAAGGTCGATGCGGACGTCGATGTTGACAAGGGGTTCTTCCGCAGGATCTCCGAAGGCATCTCCAACATCCCGGGGCCGTCGTTCGGGTCCGGTATCAACCCGGCGGGCTACGCGGCAATCTTCGCAGGTATCACCGTCCTGGCCGCTCCGCTGATCGGACTACTGACCTCTGCGCTGCTGACTCTTCCCGGATTGATTTCCGCGGTAGCCGTGCCGATCGGCGCACTGGCCCTCGGCATCGACGGCCTGAAGAAGGCTGCGGAGCGGCTGCAGGAGCCGTTCGAGGCTCTCAAAGCGTCTATGTCTGCGGCGGTCGAGCAGCAGTTCGGGCCGGTCTTCGACCAGCTAGGGAAGGCGTTCCCGATGCTGGCGGCGAACCTGCCGAAGGTGACGCAGGGTATGGCGGACTTCGCCAAGTCGTTCACCGACACCATCACCTCTGAGGCCGGGATGGCCAAGATCGAGGGGATCATCTCGAACATCGGCGCAGCCATCTCCCGTGCCGCCCCCGGCATCGGATCGTTCACCGACGGGCTGCTCACTCTGGCTGAGAAGTTCACCTCGAAGCTGCCGAACGTCGCTGACTGGTTCAACCAGACGGGCGAGTCGTTCCGGAACTGGATCAACAAACTCAACGAGGACGGGACGCTCGACAAAGCGTTCGACGGTCTCGGGGGCTCCCTCAAGACGCTGCTCGAAGGCGTCGGGGGGATTCTCGAAAGCGGCCTGAACTTCTTCAAAGACCCGAAGAACATCGAGGACTTCAACGAGGGGATCAAGTCGATCGGGGACTCCCTCCAGTCGATCGTCAACCTGTCTAACACCCTCAACGGGATGGGCGACCTGTTCAAGGGTCTGCTACCGAACTTCGATGGGTCCGCTCTGACAGACGACCTGTTCGCTCCATTCACCTCCGAGGACGCGGGCTGGCGAGACATGTTCGCCAAGCTCCAGATCGGCTGGGAAGGCGTCAAGATGAAGGCATCCGAGGTCTGGTCCTCGGTGCAGACTTCCGCCGCTACCGCTATGTCGTCGGTAGCCGCTACGATCGCCACACTCCCGTCGACGCTGTCGAACGTCTGGAACTCGATCACGCAAATCGCGGCCTCGGCTCTTTCCTCGCTCGGTAGCATAATCAGTAACGTCGTCTCGGCGGCTTCCGGCGCATGGGACGGCCTGGTCAGTGCGGCATCGACCGCGTTCAGCTCCGTCGTCAGCTCGGCACAGTCGGTGATCAGCGGGGTGACCTCTGCGTTCGTGTCTGCCGGGGCGCAGGTACTCGCCGAGGTCGGCTCTTGGCCTGGACGGATCGTCGGCGCGCTCGGCGACCTGGCCAGGCAGCTGGGGTCCATCGGCGCTAGCGCCGGTGCAGCGTTGATCACCGGCCTAGCCTCGGCGATCACCGGAGGCATCAGCCGCGTGGCCGGTGCGGTCAGCAGCGTGATGAGCAGCATCAAGGCGCTGATCCCGAACTCCCCGGCAGAGACCGGCCCGTTCTCCGGGTCCGGCTGGAAGCAGGTCACCGGGTTCGGTGACGCGCTCGGCGATGGTCTCGCCAGCGGCATCTCTGCCCAGGAGGGCCGCATCGTCGGCCTGGTCACCCAGATCATGCAGTCGGTCAAGGACGTCTTCGGCGATGCCTCCGGTCTGAACCTGACGTTCAACTTCGGCGCGATGCAGACCGGCCTCGCTGGCCTGCAGTCGAGTCTGGACACCGTGACCTCGTCCTCGCAGAACCTGAACAAGTCGCTGTCCGCGGCCACCTCGGATCTGTCCACTGGATCGTCGCTGCTGAACAGCGACACGAAGAACCAGCTGAACGATCTCAAGCAGACGTACGACGAGCTGGAGCTTCGCCGCAAAGAGCTCCAGGTCGCCAAGAACGAGGCCGGTTCCAAGGATGAGAAGGCCGCGATTCAGGACCAGATGGATCAGATCAAAGCCGAGAAGGACCGGATCGCTCTGGAGCGCGACAAGCTCAAGCTGCTGCAGCAGCAGTCCGGTGAGATGGGCGAGCAGAAGACGCTGGCCCAGTTCCTCGGTGAGCAGATCGCCTCGACCTGGCAGCAGGGTACCGACGCTGTCGCCGGGTTCGCTCGGTCCAACCTCGACCAGGCGATGAGCGACCTCGGCATCGGCGGGGGCGCGATCACCAACGGTCTGAACGCTGGCCTCGACTGGGGAGTGCAGGCGCTTGGAAACGCAGTGAACATCCAGGTCAACTCGGTTGACGACGCTATCGCGGTGAAGAACAACGAAGTGAATAAGCAAGCGCTCACTTACACACGCCGCTAACTTGAAACGTAACGAGGAGTTACATGGCTTCCAGACTGCTGGACCCCGATACCCTCGTCGAACTCGAAGGTGTTAACGGTGAGTGGTTCGACCTCACCAACGGCACCGAGGGGATCTACCTCGCTACCGAGGTGACGGGTCTGCTCGACCCGCCGGTGAAGGCGACGTACGAGGAGCCGGGGAACTTCCCCGGCGCTCGGTACCTGAACCACCGCGTCCTGCGACGCGACCTGGTGTTCGGCGTCGAGATCCTCAACGACGAGAACGACGAGACCTGGCTGCGCCGGGATTCGGCGTGGCGCAAAGCGTGGTCGTTCAAGCGCGACGCGAAGCTCCACATCACCACCGGAGAGTCCGGGCACCGCTACCTGAAGGTGCGGCTGTTCGAGTCCCCGACGACTGACATGGTCACCGACCCGCGCGGTCGGGAGGTCAACATCACGAAGATGGTCGTCGTCGCGGGCGACCCGTTCTGGTACGAGGACGATGTCGTCTACCCGATCGAGGTCCAAGAGGACACGACGTTCGACCCGAACCCGTTGCCGTGGCCGTGGCCGCAGCCGGAGCTTCCGGTCGAGGACATCGAGATCACGGTCCCGAACGCGAACCCGACGGACAACATCATCTGGCCGAAGTGGACGCTGCCCGGGTCGTCGGAGAAGCCTGCCGAACCGTACATCCCGGGGCTGCCGTGGCTCGGTGCTCCGAAGTCCCCGGCCACGCTGTGGACGGTCCCGGATTACAAGCTCGATCTCGACGAGGACGAAGACCCGTCGCTCGGCACCCGGCGTATCCGGATGCCCGGGCAGATCGGCGGTCTGCGCGTCGAGGAAGTCCAGCAGATCTACATCGACGGCCGCCCGACCGGCGGCACGTTCAAGATCGGGTACGGCGATGAGTGGACAGAGCCGATAGCTTACAACGCGTCCCCGAACGATGTCCGCGCTGCGCTGATCGCGCTGGAGGGTATCTCCGCCAACGACGTCGAGGTGTCTCTCGGCGGGGCGACGAACGAGGTCCAGACGGTTCGCCTCAAAGGCGGCGCTCTGGGCGGCACGTTCACGCTGTCGCTGGGCTCGGAGACCACGATCGGTATCCCGTTCAACGCCTCCGACGCCGACCTTCAGGGCGCGTTGGTGGGGCTGGATTCGATCGGCTCCGCTGACGTCAAGGTGAAGTCGACGAAGATCAACGAGGTCCAGGTGGTCGAGCTGGTCGGGGAACCGACCTCGGGTTCGTTCACGCTGACGCTCGACGGGCAGACCACGGCTCCGATCGCGTACAACGCGACGCCGGCTACGGTGGCAGCCCGGATCGCGGACCTGCCGAACATCGACGGTAACTACGTCAAGGTCGAGGGTCTGAACGAGTGGTTCTACTCGCCGTACCGCATCACGTTCGGCGAAGCCCAGAGTCAGGGCGTCATCACCGACATCATCTCGGGGATCATCGATTTCATCGGCGGCTTGTTCGGCGGTAACGCCTCGGGCAAAGGCGTCGGCGGTATCGACATCGACGAGATGACCGGTGACGTCGGCACGCTCTCGGGAGGCGCTGGGCTCGATGTCCAGGTGACCACCGAGCAGGACGGCGACCGGCTGTACGTCGTGTCGTTCCAGCGTGCTGCTGGCGGTCTGAACCTGCCGCAGCTGGTGGGTAACGCCTCCGGTCTGGAAGGCGACGACCTCTCGGTCGAGACCGCTACCAACGTCGACGGCGGCCGCCCGTACGTCGTCCGGTTCACCGACGACCTGCAAGGCGTGGACGTCCCGACCATGACGGTCGATACGGACGATCTGACCGGCGGGTACGAGGTCGGCAGCCGCGTGGTGGTTCTCCGCGAGGGCTACACGTACCCGGCTGAGAACGTCGTCGTCGACTCCGACCCTCGCGAGGAGCAGGTGTCTTCGGAGTCTGGTTCCCCGATCTGGGAGCGGATGAACTCTGTCCGGTTCCTGCACTACATCCCGCCGTACACCGGCGAGGTCACGTTCAAGTTGTCCGTGTCCGGGGCTGTCCCCGGGCAGATTGCCACGCTGCGCCTTCCGCGCGCCTGGTCCCGTCCTTGGGGCCTAGAATAGTCTGAAAGGCCAGGTCAGATGGGTTTTACCCTCCGCCTGTTCGGCATCCCGGTCCTGAGCCTGGAGATCACCGGCGACGGCTCTGCCGAAGAGTACATCAGCCTCACGGGCGGCTCGTTCGAGCTAGCTCCCGAGGAGCCCGAGTACGACGAAGAGTACTACGAGGAAGACCGTAGCGGGTTCGGCTTCGGGGTGAGCTGATGCCAGCTCCCGCCGCAGACATGACAACCCTGGCGGGTCACCAGCAGCTCTGGGACACCGTCATGAAGCGCCGCCAGAAGCGGGAAGACGAGCGGATCGCCCCGCCGTTGATCCGCCTCTGGGACGGCGACTACAAGCTCCGCGGCCAACTCGTCGGGGAGCGCAGCCACAAGTTCGAGTTCATCGAGAACGAGACCGGCACCGCGTCGATCACGATCTCGCTGGACCACTACCTCGCTAAGTGGATCGCGTCCCACAAAGGCCGCGCCCGCCGCAACGTCCACGTCTCGTTCGACAAGCAGGGTGCCCGGTGGACGGGCCGCATGGACCACTACGACATCGTCCGGACCAAAGAGGGCGACGTCTACATGGAGGTCGTGTTCAAGCACGACTACGAAGAGCTCAAGCACATCTACGTGTGGGCGAACCCGTTCCTGCGGCCCGAGTTCCAGTTCCCGAAGCTGTGGGTGATGTTCGGCCCCGCGAAGTGGGCGCTGCTGCTGACGCTGTTCGTCAACATCCTCCGCCTGGAGACCTCGCTGTGGACGCTGCCGGACAACCCTCTGGACATCTCCGAGTGGTTCCCGTTCTCGCTGAACCCCGGTAACTGGCGCAACATCGTCAAGCCGTTCCCGTTCCTCGCGGACAACTCTCCGCTGACGATCGTGTTCTCCCGGTTCAAGTCGTTCCACGACACCGCGAAGAACGTCCTGGCCGACTCGCAGCTCACTATCGTGTGCCGCAGGTACTTCCACGGCGAGGACCCGCACCCGTTCGCGGAGCTGTCCGGCGAGCTGGGGCTGCCGCTGATCGAGGGTATCGCCTCGCTGATCCCGCTGCGCCACGGCTGCCTGGTCTGGGACATCGTCGACAACTCCGGTTGGGGTTCGGAGACAGCGTTCGGCGGGTCGCTGCTGACCGGTCTGGTCCGTGCGGTGATGAACATCGCGTCGGACGGCATGACCGAGGGCATCGACATCTACACCGGGCTACCCACCTACCCGGGCGAGTACTACACCCCCGGGTTCCTCGGGACGTACCCGAAGGCTCCGCACGTGGTGTTCATGGAGTCCCCGTACACCGGCATCGAGTCCTCGAAGTTCACGTACACCGAAGCTACGGACACGTCGTTCGTGCTCGGCGGGCAGTCGATGCCCGGGGTGAACGAGATCATCTCGGCCGGCATCAACATGGGCGGCGACTTCCTGACGTCGCTGATCAACTCCCAGCTAGCCACGCTCGGCGCGTTCGGCGGCGCGATCGACCTCCCGCCGCTCGGCGGCATCATGGACGCGGTCGCCCGTCCGCTGTACGAGAACGTGATCCTCGCGTTCATGGAGATTCCCACGCTCCGCGCAGCAGGCCTGAGCCTGCCGATCGCTGGCCTGGAGGACATCGTCACCGGGCTCGGGGATTTCCACTATAACGAGGGCTGGGTCGACGGCGCTGACAAAGCGTTCACGATCTCCGCGATCATGGCGGCCCGCGCTAAGCAGTGGGCTACCCGGGCGAAGCACTCGCACGAGATCCAGGTGTCCGACGCTGCCCCGTACATCATCGGTGAGCGTGGTCACGGGCATTTCTGGCTCGGTGACCGGGTCGGTACCACGGTCCTCGGCTACCCCGATCCGTACACGATCTTCGTGGAGCGGGTCACCAAGCTCACCTACGAGTGGACGTCCGACGGCCCGAAGGGCTGGACCATCACGATCGGTTACAAAGAGCCCGAGGACCCGATCCTCAAGGCGTTCGAACTGATCCAGTACATCAACTCCAACCTCGGACAGCTCGGCATTCTGTAGCAGCCGAGCTTGATACGTAACGAAGAGAGCCCGCCACATGCACAAACCCCTGACCCAAGAACACGCCGACCCGGACAAGCCGGAGGAAGCCCTCGCCTGGGCTTTCTGGGGGCTCCCCCACCCGTCCGGAGGTCATTCGCTGTCTAACCCGGTGATGGCCAAGTACTGGTCGAAGCACTTCACGGAGCTCGGGATTGTGCATGTGGACTCTCTGCGCCGGCTCGCTGACGAGAACGGCAACATCCACGTCAGCAAGCTGCCTCAGCAGACCAAGAAGTTCCAGGCTCCCGCCCGCGGGCCGCGGAGCCACTACAACCCCGCTGCGCAGTGGGTTCCCTCGGATACCCCGGAGCCTCCGAAGTTCCGTGTCCAAGATCCTCGGACGCTCACCCAGCAAGAGCAGCAAGCCCAGCTCGACATCTACAAGCAAATGGGCCTGATTCCTACCGCACCCCTGCCGCAGCATCAGGCTGCGGTCGAATGAGAGGCCCGCTTATGCCAGACCTGGAAGACACTCAGCCTTTGCACGTGTCTGACCTGCCTACCGAAGAGATGGACCTTGCCGAGCTGGACACAGGCGGCTTCGAGATCCCGCACCTGGGCTGGGACCTGGACAAAGACGGTGACATCGAAGGCATCGAGGAGTACGTCCCCGAGCCTGCGGTGCTGCGCGGCGCTGTGGCCGCGGGCCTGGGCTTCGCCGGGTTCGTCCTCGGTAAGACGTTCGACGTCTCGTGGATCGACCAGGCGGTCGCTATCTACGCGGTGGCCGCACCGTTCGTCCTCGGATTCGTGATCCGCCGCCACGTCACCCCTACGGAGCGGTGAGCATGTGGATCGAGCTCGGTGTCGCTGTCGTCTCTGGGGGCGCTGCTACCCAGGTTCTGACCGCGGTGTTCAACCGCCGGGTGAACCGGAAGGTTGAGCAGAAGACCGACAACGAGGCTGCTCAGGCTATCGCGGTCGCCGCGGTGACGCTCGTAGCTCCCTTGGAGGAGCGCCTGTCCCGCCTGGAGCAGCAGCACACGCTAGCCCTGACGTACATCCGCAGCTTGTGGTCGTGGATCGACCTGCACCTGCCGGGGCGTACCCCGCCTGCCCCGCCGGACCAGCTGCGGCTCTGAAACTTGATATGTAACGGAGGTCTTAGTGGCTGACGACCAGTGGGTACCTGACGTTCCAGACGGTGCGTTCGTCATCGGCGGCGGCGACTACCGCTACGGCCAGGACATGACCGAGGACATCGCCCGGTCGCTGTTCCAGGTCCCGGACTTCAACCCGGCCAACGCGCTGCTGGTGCTGCCGCAGCTGCTGCTGCGCCTGCCGCTGGAAGCGCTGCAGAAGTTCAAAGACTTCATTCCGAACGTGCTGGAAGGCGCGTTCAACACCGTAGCCGGCGCGGTCGACGCCATCATGGGTGCGATCCGCGAGACCCCGCGCGTGCTGGAGCAGATCCTCTCGTATCTCCCGCAAGAGTTGCGCGACGAACTGGAGCACGCCGCGGCCCGTATCGGCGCGGTGATCGACGCTATCGTTCAGGCGCTCACCGGCACTTTGAACATCGGTCACACGATCGAAGACCTGATCTTCTCGCTGACCAACATCCGGCCCGGTTCGGTCGGCGGTGTGCTCGGTGGCGGGTCGATCGAAGAGACCATCAAGCGCATCGTCGATGCGATCGTCTCGGGCATCGTCGGGGTCACCGGTATCGGTGCGGGGATCTCGGATCTCCAGTCGCTGATCGAGCAGATCTCCTCGGCGGCTGCCCGCGGCGGGTTCGCCTGGGACATCCTCGGTATCCAGAACAACAAGAAGCCGAAGTCCGGGCTGTACAAGTCCGAGCGCGGCAACTTCGACCTGGACACCCTGAACTCCACGGTCTCGGTCGCCCCCGGAACCTCGATCATCGCGTTCGATGTCATCGAGCAGTCGATGCCTATCGGCCTGATCACCTGGATCGGCTGGGGCACCTCGGGCATCACCGACTTTTACATCAACGTCTACCGCTGCGTCGACGACCGCTCCGACCCGGAGCTGGGCGAGCTGATCCACCAGTCCGAGAACATCGCGGGTCTGCTGGCGGGCTCCGCGTCTCCCGGCGCGAACATGGCTTACGAACTCACTACCCCGATCGCGGCTGTAGCCGGCGACCTGCTGGCGTACGAGTTCATCGCCGTCGGCGGCACGCACACGATGCGCGGCCGGGACTTCAACCTCCCGGACAACGACGGCGCTCCGATCGGCAACGTCGGGGCCACCCGATCGCTGTCGACGCCTTCTCTTCCTCCGGCCACCCTGGCCAAAGCCGACGTCACCTGGACCGACAACGTCCCCCGCGTCGGTATCGCGGTGGACACCGGCACCGGCTCGGATCACCACGACCCGCAGGTCGAGTTCTTCGAGAAGCCTGTAGCTATCCCGGTCCCGGCGTGGTGCGACCGCATCGACGCGATCGTCACCGGTAAGGGCGGCGAGGGTGCCGACGGGTTCCTCGGGTTCTACGGCAACCCCGGTCAGCCCGGCGGTGTCAACACCGTCACCTGGACCCGTGGTGAGCACTTCTCCGGTACCACCACGATCTTGGAGTGGGATGGCGCTGAGCTGTCGATCCCCGGGTTCGAGGTGTCCGCTGCCAACGGCTCTAACGGCTCCGGTCAGCGCCCTGTGGCGCTCGGCAAGCCGGTCGGTAAAGGCATCGAGGAAGTCGAATACAACGGCCTGAAGCTGGCCGCTGGCGGCGATCAGCACGCGTACGGCGGCGCTGGTACCAAGCCTGGCGGCGGCGGTAACGGCGGTCACTGGCTCGGTATCTACACCCAAGGTGGCCCCGGTGGACCCGCGTGCGCGGCTGTCCAGTTCCGCAAGGGCGCTCTGCCCGGCGAGGTCGTGGGCGACGGCGAAGGCGACGTTACGCCTCCGAACGTCTCTGCGCTGCACGTCGACGTGTCTGCGACGTCCACCTCGATCACCATCACACCCTCGGGAGCTGTCGACGATGCCTAGCGGACTTCGCGGTTACAACGTGTACCGCAACGGCGTTCGACAGAACACCTCCCCGGTTACGGAGCTCGGCTCGGTGACTATCACCGGGCTGTCTCCGGATACCGACTACTCCGAGCAGATCACGATCACCGCTATCGACATGGCGGGTAACGAGTCGCTGCCCAAGACGCTGGCTGAGCTGGAGGCGGAAGCTGTCACCGACGCTTTGTCTCCGGCTGACCCGCTGGACCCGGTGGTCCGGGCGCAGATCGATGCGCTGGTGGCGGCGAAGATGAAGCCGACCTCTGGTAAAGAAGCGGACGGCGCGATGGTCGGGATCGAAACTCCGACCGGGTCGTACTACAAAGCGTACGGCGGGGACCGCACCGAGAATCAGCCTCTGTTCCTGGAGCAGAACTTCCGGTACGGATCGTGCTCGAAGATGGCGTGTAACACGCTGCTCCTCCGGGAGATCGACCGGGGTCACGTCGACTGGGACGACACGCTCGACCAGTTCATCGACGGTATCCCGAACGGCGACAAGATCACCGTGCGGTACCTGCTCCTGTTCCAGGACGGTCTGAAGGACTGGCTGCAAGGCGACCCGGCGGTTCAGCAGACGTACTTCCTCAACCCGACGCTGAACTACGACCCGCTGGCCTACATCCGTGCGTCTACCCCGGTGTTCGAGCCGGGTACCGACTCGCACTACTCGAACGCAGCGACGCTGCTGATGGGCAAGATCCTAGAATGGTGCGACGCGGAGTTCTACACCGGTCGCTCGGCCCGGGAACTCATCGTCGAGGAGTGGAAGAACACCGTCGGCATGGAGTCTCTGCACTGGCCGACGACGAACTACATGAACCCGCCGTATGTCCGGGGCTGGACCCCGAACCTGGCGCTGCCGCAGATCCAAGCGATCCTCGGGCCGTTCGCGTTCCTGGCTGGGCTTCTCGGATACCCGACGTCCAAGGACTTGGAGTGGACCGCGGTGTCCACGACGTGGTCGGACGCGGCCGGTTCTCTCGCCGGGAACATGGAGGACTTCGTCAAGTTCGGCAAAGCGCTGTACGAGGGCGAGTTCCTGTCCGAGGAGATGAACCAGCTCCGAAAAGAGATCTTCACACGATACGTCGAGTACGAGCCTGCGGGACCTCATCAGGGTCCGGGGTGGATGGGGTTCGGTCTGAACTCGATCTGCTGGGGGCACTGGCTCGGATGGGTCGGCAACCTCGGCGGCTACATCGCGGTGCTGTTCTACAACCAGGACGACGGCTCGGTCATCGCAACGATGCTGAACAACTTCGCTGGGCACGCCGACGCGGTCGATCTGTTCTACCAGATCGCTTACCTGCTGAATCCCGAGTCCACCGGTCACCGGGACTGGATCTTCCGTCCTGATCCTGCTGAGGACGAGGACGAGGTCCGTGACCCGACGCTGTACCTGACGGTCGAGTCCACCGGTGACAACCAGATCCCGGCTGACGTGCCGTTCGAGATCTAAGGAGACAAGAGATTTCTGCTCGTTACAACAGCTGCCGTGCTGCGGCAGCCAGAGGCGATATCGACTGGCTGAACGACGACATCCGGGCGTTGATGATCGACGCCGACGACTACACCGTGAACCTGACGTCGCACACGACGCTGGCGAACATCCCGTCCGGGGCGATCATCGCTGTCTCGGAGAGCCTGACCGGTAAGTCGGTGACTTCCGCCGGCTGGGTGAAGGCTGACCCGACGGTGTTCCCCGAAGTTACGGGTGACACGGGTGAGGCGGTCATCGTCTACAAGCACACCGGTACTTCGTCTACGTCGACGCTGCTGTCGTATCACGACTCCCCTACTTACCAATTCGTCATCCCGAACGGGTCGGACATCCGTGTGATCTGGCCGACCGACGGGTTCATCCGCTTCTAAGGAGCACGCATGGCACTTCCCGAGAACTGGGCAGACGGTGTTGGTCAGCAGGTTGATGCGGCGTTTCTGAACCAGCTGGGTTCGGAGCACAACGCGATTCAAGACGCGCTCGACGGTAAGTCGATCCTGGTGATCTCCCAGGAGGACTACGACGAGCTGGGGTCCCCGGACCCTGACACGATCTACGTGGTCATCGAATGAGTCTGAAGGTCGGTGGCCTCGACGTTGTCGGTGTGTTCGTCGGGGATGCTGCGGCGAAGGTCTACGTCGGCGCGATGAAGATCTGGCCTCCGGTTCCGGACTTCACCCCGTTCACGATCTCCAGCGAAGACCCCGGATACACGGATATCTACGACGAACCGGTACCCGAGGGCGCATCCGGATGCTGGGTTACCCTCTTCGGCGGTGGCGGTGGCGGGGGAGCAGGCTACAAAGGCCCCTCCGGGACCACCCGACGCGGCGGGTCCGGTGGACGAGGCGGCTCAAAGATCCCCCGCGTATGGGTTCCGAGATCATCGATGGGCAGCACGTACAGCATCCAGCGGGGCCTGGGCGGCTCAGGCGGGTCGCCTGCATCGGGCACATCTGGCTCAGGGCAGCCGGGTAGCCCAGGCACCCCTTCTATATTCACCTCCGGGAGCGTCTTGCTGAGAGCGGCGCACGGCGGCGGTGGAAGCGGCGGGACCAGCTCCGGGTGGAGCGGGAATACCGACAGCGGGACATCCCTGACAAATGGAGTTCCTGAGGCAACCGTTCTTGCCGGGTCGGATCGCGGCGGCGGCGGCACCGGTAACGGTAACCCGGGTGTCGACAACCCGGACGGCGCGGGTGCTGGCGGTGGCGGTGGCGGAGGGTACTCCTCGTCGCAGACGGCAAGTAACGGCGGCCGAGGCGGCAACACCACGCACGGCACCGGGGGAACCCCCGGTAATGGCAGCGGTGACACCACATTCAACGGGGAAAGCGCAGACGACCAGACCGCCGGAAACCCCGGAGCCGGTGGAGGCGGCGGGCGCGGCGGCGGTAACGGCGGTAATGGAGGTAAGTACGGCGGAGGCGGTGGCGGCGGTGGCGGTGTGCCGTCGTCCGATCCTGACGGACATGGCGGCGCTGGCGGCGACGGCTACGTCCTGATCGAATGGGCGTAGCTCGTCCTTGACACGTAACCCGGTTACGAGTAAAGTCGCCTGCGAGAGAACGACCGGCGGGGCTAAGGCCTGAGAAACCAACCCCGTCGGTCGCACACCCACCATCAGGAAGGCACTGTTATGTTACGCACTATCGCTGCCGCGGGCATCCTCGCGGCTGGTCTCGGGCTCGGTATCGCACCGATCGCCCAGGCTGCTCCGGCTCACTGCTCGAACCACGGCTTCGGTCACGGTCAGATCTACAAGCACGCCTGTGCTACCGGCTCCGGCGGAGCCAGCGCTGACTGGAACCCCGTGTTCAACGACGACGGCTCGTACAAGACCGTTCACAAAAACGGCAAAGACCACAAGGTCTACAAGTGCGTTCGGCACTGCGGCGGAGGCCGCGGCAAGACCGAGACCACCGATCCGTGGTGATCTAACCCCGCATACCAAGAGACCCCCTACCCGGCCCGCGAAGGCTAGGTAGGGGGCTTTTTGTGTTTCAGTGGGTGTGGCCGTGATGACCTGTGTCTTCGTGGTTTGTCTGGTCAACCACCGCGGTCTCAGTGGTGTACGGTACAAACCCATGAGAGCCCTGGTAGTGATCCGACTGTCCCGCGTCACCGATGCTACGACCTCACCGGAGCGTCAGCTGGAGTCTTGCCAGCAGCTCTGCGCCCAGCGCGGCTGGGACGTCGTCGGGGTAGCGGAGGATCTGGACGTCTCCGGAGCGGTCGATCCGTTCGACCGGAAGCGCAGACCGAACCTGGCCCGGTGGCTAGCGTTCGAGGAGCAACCGTTCGATGTGATCGTGGCGTACCGGGTAGACCGGCTGACCCGATCGATCCGGCATCTGCAGCAGCTGGTCCACTGGGCCGAGGACCACAAGAAGCTGGTCGTCTCCGCGACCGAAGCCCACTTCGACACGACGACGCCGTTCGCGGCGGTCGTCATCGCGCTGATGGGAACGGTGGCGCAGATGGAATTAGAAGCGATCAAAGAGCGGAACCGATCGGCGGCGCATTTCAATATCCGCGCCGGGAAATACCGAGGCTCCCTACCGCCGTGGGGGTACCTGCCTACGCGCGTGGACGGGGAGTGGCGGCTGGTGCCGGACCCTGTGCAGCGAGAGCGCATCCTCGAGGTGTATCACCGCGTCGTCGACAACCACGAGCCGCTGCACCTGGTGGCCCACGACCTGAACCGGCGTGGTGTCCTGTCGCCGAAGGACTACTTCGCGAAGCTGCAAGGCCGTGAGCCGCAGGGCCGGGAGTGGTCGGCTACCGCGCTGAAGCGCTCGCTGATCTCCGAGGCGATGCTCGGGTACGCGACGCTGAACGGTAAGACCGTCCGAGACGACGACGGAGCTCCGCTGGTGCGGTCTGAGCCGATCCTGACGCGAGAGCAGCTGGAGGCGCTGCGCGCCGAGCTCGTGAAGACCGACCGGACCAAGCCCGCGGTGTCTACCCCGTCGCTGCTGCTGCGGGTGTTGTTCTGCGCGGTGTGCGGGGAGCCCGCGTACAAGTTCGACGCGGGCCGGAAGATCCCGCGCTACCGATGCCGGTCATTCGGGTTCGCGCAGCGGTGCGGCAACGGCACGGTGCCGATATCCGAGTGGGACGCGTTCTGCGAGGAGCAGGTGCTGGATCTGCTCGGGGACGCGGAGCGTCTGGAGAAAGTCTGGGTAGCCGGCTCGGACTCGGCGGTCGAACTCGCGGAGGTGAACGCGGAGCTGGTGGACCTGACGTCGCTGATCGGCTCCCCCGCCTACCGGGTCGGGTCTCCGCAGCGCGAAGCACTGGATGCTCGTATCGCGGCGCTGGCCGCGCGGCAAGAGGAGTTGGAAGGGCTAGAGGCTCGCCCGTCGGGCTGGGAGTGGCGCGAGACTGGGCAGCGGTTCGGGGACTGGTGGAGGGAGCAGGACACCGCGGCAAAGAACACCTGGCTCCGGTCGATGAACGTTCGGTTGACGTTCGACGTCCGCGGCGGGCTGACTCGCACGATCGACTTCGGGGATCTGCAGGAGTACGAGCAGCATCTCAGGCTCGGCAACGTGGTCGAACGGCTACACACCGGGATGTCGTAGAGCGACTACCCGAGAACGCAGAAAAGCCCCCTACGCGCCGTGTAAGGGCACGCAGAGGGCTCTCTGGCAGTCTCTATTCAGTTGTGGGTGTGCGTCCGTCTCCGTGGACGCTAGAGGGGTTTACGGGGCCTCGTGGACCCGCACGTACGGTTGCAGAGGCTTGTCACGGTAGGCGTGGTATCGCTCGGCCTCCTCGGCGCGGATGGCCTCGATCTCCTGAGCCGCGCTCACCTTACGACGCTGCAGCTCCGGATCGTCATACTGACGCACCGTAATCACCTCTGACTGACGAGTCTGCGTCGAGATGATCTTCAGCAGATCCACCGCCTCGGTAAGGCGGTCGGCGATCACGGCCAGCTGCTCGACGGTGACGTCTTTCTTCTTCTTGCTCATTCGATCACCTCGGTGAACGGGCCGAACGTGGAATTGAAATCTGCGCCGATCTTCCCTTGGTACAAATCCGACCACCAATGCGAAGTCCACCAGAGCGCGTAGTTCTCGTCCCACCAGAAGACGTCACTCTCCCGGTCGCGAACCTTCACGCCCAGCGGGACAGCATGGATGCTGTCCCACACCCGGGCCTGGGCCTTCTCCTCGACGTCCCGCACCTGGACGAGCGTGACGCCGGATAGGATCTCGGCAGCCACCTGCTCGGCGTCATCGGAGTAGACCGGGGCCCAGTCGGAGATGACGTCGACGATCTTTTGCCGCACCTCCTCGGGGGTGAGGATCATAGGGATTACTTTGACGGTGATGTATTTCTTCTTCTTCTTGCTCACAGTAATCCTCCGGTGGAGCGGGAGACCTCCGGACATCCTTCGGTATCAGACGCTGTCTGGTCCGGGCTGTCGTCAGCTGCCGCCATCAAACGCAACTCTTCAATCTCAGCGACCAACTCAGGAACGAGAGTGCGCGCCTGGGCGATGAACTCGGCATCGGCGCGCTGGTGGTACAGGTGCGTCGTGGCGACGGCCTCACGAGTCGACTCGGCATCATGCGGGATGATGCAATTACCCTGCTCACTGCTGTACTCGGCTATCCACGGCCCTTCTGTGACCCCTTCCAGTGCGGACTTGGCGCGCTCAACAACGGCCTGAACGCGCCCAGCTCCGTCGCTTTCCTTTTCTGCTTTTACCACTATGGTCTCCTCGTTTGCCTGATGAAGTCGGTCCGTGCCGACTCGTAGTCCGGGTGGAACGTGATAACGCCGTAGAACGATCCGACCGACGGGAACACGATCCACTCCTGGGTGTGCGGGCTCTTGCGGATCAGCCACTTCCTGGCATCGTTACCCCAGAGCTCTCTCACCGGAACCACCCCCGTATGATCTGGATCAGGTGCTCCAGCCGAACCTCGTGGTCGAGCATCCGGATCAGCACCAGTTCACGCACCCGCTTCACTTCAGCCGCCTTAAGCCAGCGGCTTCCTCAGCCGTTGCGACGACGGTGAAATTCCTCGGGTACTTCCCCTCCGGCTTGATCCGGCGTATCCAGGCGTCCGCACTCCAAGACCAGATCACGGTCCCGTACGGGATGTTGCTCAACCCGTACGGTAGCCGGTGTCGGCCTTCGTAGCCGGGGCCGTCTAACGAGAGGTACGGACTCCACTTCCTCGCGACCTCGGACTGAGCCACGCACTTGAAGTACTGCTCACCGTTTAGGTCGGAGAACGTTAACCAGTCGTGCTTACTCATTCCACCCCCTCGTAACGGTCCAACTCACTCTTGAGCCCTTGGATCTCAAGCTCCAGGTCGAAGACCCGGCCCATCAGGTTGTCGCGCTCCAGCTCCAGCCGAGCCGCGTCGTCGATCGCCTCCATCGACCTGCGCACCATGTCCGCGATAGCGCCGTGGATCGACGCGGTGAAGTCGGCATCGGCCTCGTTGGCGAATGATCCGAGCCACTTACGGGACTCGTCCTGGCTCACAGCCCACACGTCGTAGGTGGTGTGGCCCCCGTCCTTCTCAACCACCCAGAAGCAGTCCTCAGCCCCTGTGGTCTGCGAGAACACCTGATAAATGCGGTCGCAGAACTCTTGAAATTCCATGTTGTTCCTTCCGTTACGAATCAAAGCGATGGGTAGGTGTTACCGCGCATGACGTTGCATATGACTGACTCGGCTACTCCGTACGCGTAGGAGAGGTCTCTCTGCACTCCCCGATACGCACCCTTGTGGGTGCGGATGTGCATAACGTCGTACGGGCTCAGCTTCGCGGTCGGGACCTTGCAGCCGGTCTGGTGAGTGCCGTCCCGGAGCTTGTCCGCAGCGTTCTGCTTCGGCGTACCGATGCTGAGGTTCTCGACGCGGTTGTCCAGCTTCCCTCCGGGGCCGTGCATCACGTGCATTCCCTTGGGCACCTTGCCGATAAAGGCCTCCGCCACCAGAGAGTGGACCGTCCTCTTGTACGCCCGACCGTCCTTCCAGAAGCTGACATACTTGTACCCGTAGCCCTTCATCGTGGACTGCGCCTTCTCGCCTCTCGGGCCGAATACTCGCCCGTCCCGGGTCACGAAGAACCCCGGACACTCATCAATAGGGCGCGCCGTATCCATGGCCCCAGGTAGGACCTTGGACCTCCGGATCTGTTCCAATGTGGACCCCCCGAAATTCCATTTCCATAATTCGTCCGATTTCCTTCGCCGTGGACTCCGCTTCTAGGGCAGGGACCGAGGCCAGAACCTCGTCATGGACGACGAGGCGCATGTTACGAGTCAAGCCAGCCTCATGAAGTCGGATGACGGCGCTCGCCGTGACATCCCTTGAGGCGCTCTGGATTGCATAGTTAAGAGCCGCATAGCCCCTGTCGGGGTCTACCGGCAGCCGGCGACCTGTCGGAGTCACGATGTACCCCCGGGCAGCGGCTTCCTGCTGCAGGCTCTTGGACAGCGCGGTGACTCCGGGATAGGACTTCTCGAACCCCGCAATCACCTTCTTAGCCTCCTGGAACGAAATCCCTGCTTGCGCAGCGATATTCGCAGGACCAGACCCGTATGCATACGCGAAATTGACCATCTTCCCCACCTTCCGATCGACGCCCGAGGCGTCGGCCGTGATCTGATGGAGATCGGCGTTCTCCTCGAACGCACGCTTCATGGTGCGGTCATCGGCCAGGGCGGCGAGTACCCGGAGTTCCTGCGCCTGGTAGTCGACCGAAACCATCAGCTCGCCAGGATCGGCGATGAAGCAGCGCCGAACCATCCAGTCGTTGGCCGGAAGGTTCTGTGCCGAGGGGTTAGATGTACTCATGCGTCCTGTACGCGCTTGCAGCGGGTTGATCCCCGGGTGGACCCGGTCGTTGGCGTCCCGCCGCTCGATGAAGTTGCGGACCCAGGTCTTCTCCCAGGAACCCCACTTCTTCGCCTCGATCGCGGCCTTCGCCAGCGCGTTGCCCTCCTCCGCCAGAGCTTCCAGCAGCTCGGCGTTCACCTGGCGCTTACCCGTGGCCGTGCGGCCTTTGATCTTCACGCCCGTGCGCTCCAGGCCGTCGGCCAGCTTCTCGGTGGAGTTCACCGAGTCGACCCCGTACGCGTACCGAGCCACCGCGGTGTAGTGCTCGGACTTCCGCAGCATGTCCGCTGACAGCTTCTCCGAGTAGTCGACGTCCAGCAGGAACCCGGTGCGTTCGACGTACGACATCACCTCAGCGAGCTTGTGCTCGTACGGGATCAGCTTGTGCGACGACTCCGGCACCAGCGGGGCTACCTTGCCCAGCAGCCGGGACACCAGGATCGTGTCCATGCCGGCGTACAGCTCGTAGTCCGGGTCGTCCAGGTCGACCAGCGCCCAGATCTTGTCTTTGGTGGTCTTGTGCTTCTTGGCCAGGCGAGCCATCGAGGCTTTGACCTCTTCGGCGGTCACCGGGTCGATGTAGAACTTCGTCAGCTCTTCCAGCTTGTGCCCGGTCCCACCTTCTTTGTAGGCCCGAGGGTCTACCAGGTGCGAGTAGATCTTGGTGTCCTCGACCTTCGGCCACATCTGCTCCATCGGCACACCGAGCGTCCGCTCGATCACCTGGAGGTCGAACGCGGCGTTGTGGATGACGAACCGCTGGACCTTCTGCAGAGCGGTGACGGCGGCTCCAACGAACACACCGCCCCGCTCCACCGGCAGAACCCACGACTCCCACGGGTTACCGAACTGGATCAGCCGGATACCGAAGTCGTCCTGGTAGATATTGAGCCCCGTCGTCTCGGTATCGAGACCGAGAATCCGGAGGTTGGAGCGGATGAAGCTCTCGAACCCGTCGAGATCATCCTCGTGCTCTACGACGTTGACCAGAACTGTCTCGTCCTTGATCTGGTAGCGGTGTTGCTTCACCCGCCCCTCCCTTCGTTACGAATCAAGCTGGAGACGTTAGAGCCCCAGCTCCCGGCGGATCTGACCCTCCGGGGTTTCTTCCTTGACCATCACTCGCCCGTAGTAGGCGATGTTGTTCTTGATCGGGAAGACCCGGTACTCCCCTTCCCCGAAGTCGACTGCCAGCTCGTCACCGCTGATGCGGTACTCGCAGTCGTCCGGGAACGTCCAGAACAACCCGTTCTGGAGCATGACCATGAACTTCGGAACCTTGATTTCCTCGCTCAATTACACCCTCCTAGATGGTTACGAGTCAAGTTAATTTGCATAGAAAAACTTGGCGTCGCGACCGTCATCCTTGGTCGGGGGCATCCACGCGTGCCAGACCTTGCCGGTCTTCTTCGACACACCGGTCTTGTAGACGAAGTCGTCGTACGGCTTAGGCGGAGCCCACTCCGGGGCTTCCTGCGCGCCCTGCGGAGCCTGACGCTGATACCCGCCGCCCGAGGACTGCGCGGGAGCCGGCGCAGCCGATCCGCCCGCGAACGCCGCGGCAACCTTCTTCACCTTGTCCATGTAGTCCTTGAACTTCGCGTCCAACAGAGCGTCGGACTCTTCGACCGACGAAGCGTGGATCACGATCCACGGCGCGTCGAAGTCCCGACCACCCTTCAGGGTGGTGACGATCTTGCCCTCGCCGGGAGCCACGTTGCTGCTGTTGTTGACCACGGTGGTCGCAGGAGCGGTGGTGGCGACAGGCTGCTCGGGGCCGTTGTCGTTCGAGGCCCAGGGATCGGTGGTGACAGTCATTCGGTTTCCTTTTCGTTAGTGGGTAGTTGGGTAATCAGGCGTTGTCGCGGACGAACGACACCGAGGAGAAGTACCGGGAGACCGGGTCCTTGATGATCTGCTTGTCAACGACGTCCTTAGCGACCTTGCCGTCGGCTCGGAACAGCGCAGCGATAAGGTCCTGCTGCCAGGTCGTCACGAGGTCCCCGCCGCCCAGGTCGGCGTGGACATCTTCCGAGGCCTTCTCGAACCGCAGGCTGTTCTTGTCCACCTCCGCGATCTTCTCCATCTCGGCCAGGGCACGGTCCCGGAGGAACACGCCCTGCACGTCGAGGGGGAGCGATTCGTCCCGAGGGACCATTACGATTGCAGTGAGTCGGTCTGCCATTCGGTTTCCTTCCGGTTGTAGCCGCGGGTCCATTCGGCACCCACGAACATCTCTTTGTCCTCGTCTGACCAATTAGCCAGGAGGGCGGGTTTCTGGTTGGGGTAGAGCTCAGGCGTCACCCACGCTCGGTACATGTCGACGCCGGACATACCGCTGAACTGGCCGTCGAAGATGTTCACGCGGCAGCCCCTGACCCTGCGCAGGACGGGATCAGGTGATCCCTGAACCGTCCCGAGCTGATCGGCACTATGTGGTAGCACACCGGGCACGCCCGGCGATGCTTCGGAGCACTGGAGGTCACCTGCTCGGCGGTAGCCAGGTCGAACAGCTCCCGGTACGTCAGACCGTCCTCGCCGGCTGACTTCCACCCGTCGTCAGCGAGACGAGTAGCCATCTCCCCGACAGGGTCACTCGGGCCGTTGTGCGACCGGATCGAGTCCGGGAACACCTTGGACCGTGAGCCGGGACCGTCGTGGTCGTCGGTCTGCTTGATGACCTTGTGGACCTCTTCGAGCACCGCACGGTGGGCGTGGTAGAGGCGGTCTTTCGAGGCCTGGTCCCGTAGGACCACGCCGTCGATGTACCTGACCTTGAGCGCTTCCGCGTACGGCGGGTGGCGATCCACGAGCTGGGAGACAGCCTGCGGAATCACCTCCATCAGGTACACGTTGTCCGATCGGCCTTTGAGTGCGTCTTTGATCGACTCCGACGAGTAGTCCCAGTCGCCCCGGGCGAGGTCGTCTGCGAACCACTGGTCTTTGAGGATCTGATCGGCCAGCACCCGAAGGGTGTTGAACCCGACGTCGTCCCCGGACTCCTCCACCAACCGGCGACTGGTCGATCTCTCGAGAATCGACACCCACAGGTCCTGAACCAGGTCCTCGACCTGGTCCGGGGTGAGCAGGTAGCTGTTCCCGATCGACCGCGCAGCCTTGCTGATCAGTGGACCGGTATCAGCCATTCACCGGCTCCAGACTGCGCTTGGCGTAGGTCTCCTCGACCAGAACCTCGATCAGCTCGACCCGGGGAATCTCCCGGGACCGGGCTTCGAAGTGCAGGTACGGCAGAACGTTCCCGTTACGTGTCAAGGCCACTACAGCCTCCAGGTCTCTCCGTCGACCGTGAACTTCCCCTGCGAGATCGGGACAGCCTCGGCTTTGACGTGCTTGCCGTCGACGGTGAGGATTCCGAATCCCTGCTGCCAGTTCCCCGTCGCCAACTGCAGGTACTTAGCCTGCTTCTGGTCCATCATGTGGCCGACCTCGAACCCGGTAACCGTCTGCACCACGCGGCCTGCGTAGCCGAACGAGTGGTTCACTACCGCGAGTCGATGGGTGTGGCCCATGACGATCGACTTCTGGAACTTCTTCGCCCCGTTGAGCGCGGTCGACCCCGCGATCTGCGAGAGGCTGATCTTCCCCATGTGTCCGTGGGTCGAGATCCATCCCGGAGCGATGTCGTAGAAGTCGGGCAGCAGCTCGATCCCGAAGCCGTCGAAGTCCAGCATGTTCTGGAAGTGGAAGGCCTCTTCCATCTCGCCCAGAGCCGGTGCGTACCGGGCCAGGTACTGCCTCGGCCTGAGGTCGTGGTTGCCCTCGTGCATCAGGAAAGGGCCGTCGTAGACGTCGCGGATTTCCTGCAGGAACTTCTTGCCGATCTCGTTGTGCTTCTGCAGCTGCGGCAGGAACTCCTCGGCCGAGCCCTTCGACCACCGAGCGGGGCTGGGGTAGTCCATGTAATCGCCGATTCCCAGCAGGACATCCGGCTGAGTGTCGGCGACGAACTGGATGAACCCTCGCAGGGCTTTGATGTCGGAGTAAGGCAGCTGCACATCGGGCAGCACGGCGATGCGCTTTGTCATTTGGTTCCCTTCTCTGCGAGGAGGGATAGCTCCGCGCGTACTGATCGGTAGACGTCGTCCAACGCGTTGATCGCGTTGGTGACGGATGTGTAGGTGACGGTGTCGAGGTCGATGTACAGAGACATGCCGCTCTGAGGGGTTTCGGCCTCGCGGTAGATCTCGTGGTAGTCGCTCACTCGACGACCTCGTCCAGGTCGATGACCATGTCGTTCAGCGAGTCGATCCAGGTCAGCGAGTCCGAGTCCTCGTTACGAATCAAGTCGTCGGGCAGCGGAAGATCGAACAGAGCGCGTTGCTCAGCCTCCTCTACCGGCTCCTCGTAGATCCGCTCGGCGCAGCCGGCGTAACCCGCGATGTCGGTATAAGAGTCCCGGTGGTACCCCGTACCTTTCACCCGGGCCACCTTGACCAGGATCATCAGATTCGCGACGTCCAGGTCAGTGATCGGGCGCTCCAGGTACGCGGAGAACAACGCGGAGATGTCGGCGAAGTTCTCCCGGGGGTGCCCGTAGTTCTTGTTGCGAGGTCCGTGGATCAGGCGCTGCGCCTCTTCCAGGATGCTTTCTGTCATATCCCTACCTTGTCTTTCAGTGCTTGAACGCCTTGCTCCAACACAAGGCTGTTGACATCCGAGCCATCGGGCATCGGGATGATCTTGGCGTTAGGCAGAACACCCACCACCGTCTCAGCGAACTGCATACCCGCGTCGTCACCGTCCGCGAGTATCAACACCTCCCGGTACCCGAGAAACGGCTCGCGGAAGTGCTCTTTCCACGCCTGCGCACCGGGAACCCCGACCGTGGGGAACCCCGCGACAGACGCTGTCAACGCATCGATCTCGCCCTCCGCGATCCCGACGCGCTGAGCCGGTTGCAGCAACGCCAGCGTGTTGTACAGCCGCCCGGTGTCGCCCGGGACGGTCAGGTACTTCGGTTTACCCTCGGCGGCGTCTAGGCGACGAAACCTCAGAGAGACCACCTGCCACCGCTCGTCCGGAGCCCATCGCAGGTAAGGGATAGCGAGCATCCCTTTGTACATCTCGTGACCCGGCAGCGGTTCCTCCACGTACCCGAGGCGAAACTGCGTCACCGCCTCTGCGATAGCCGGCGCGGTCAGCCCGCGGGTTGCCAGATACTCCTCGGCCGCGGACCCAGCCAGTGCTTTGTGATAACGCTGCGACGCCTGAAGGAGATAGCTCTTGTGCTCTTTCGACTGCTGTTTGATAGTTCACCTCCTCGTAAGTCATCAGCAACGTGATCGCGTTGCCTCGCGCCGAACAAGCGAGGCAGTTGAAAGCGTTCAGCTGGTACGACACCGCGGCAGACGGCCGCGACTCCTCGTGGTGCCAGCAGAGGCAGGGGATCCACACCCGGCCCGTGTCCTCGGGCGGTACCCAGTCAGGGGCCAGCCGCTCGATGACCTTCGCGATCAGCGTTTGTGAAGGTTCCACCGGAAGACCTCGTACACTTCGATGCCCTCGTGGTACGGGAACTGCTGCTTGAACGCGTCGTCTAGGAACTCGTAGACGTCTTCTGTGTCGGTGGTCGGGTCGACCTTGACGAGCGCCTCGATCTTCATCCAGCCCTGGCTCATCAGCGCTTCGCCTCCGCCGCTTCGACCAGTCCTTTCACGAGACGTATAATCTCGTCGGCGGCGTACAGGTGGACCGTGAGCGGTACGTCCTCGACCTCGTAGAGCCACTGCTTGGCTGCAACTACGGCATCGATCACTTGCCCCACCTCCGAGCGGTGCGGTCCACGGAGTGCTCCGAGACGTTCCGGGCCAGCGCGTACTTACGCGGGTCCAGCAGAGCCCCCAGCAGCTGCTGACGGAGCAGGTTCGGGCGTGCAGTCGGTTTCATCGTTTCTTCCTTCCTTGGTTACGATTCAAGTTCGGGACCTCGATAGGAGCGATCCGTTTCCCGATCACCGCGAACGCGGGCGGGTTCTCCAGGTAGTCGATCCCTCGCTGGAGAGCTTCGGGGTCGTCACCGAGGTGACCGAGTACGTTGCGGTTACATGGCGTATCCAGCAGCCCGCGAACGTGCCCTGTTCGGTGGTCGTGGTCGACAGCCAGCTTCTTCCGCAGGCCTCGGCCTTTGCGGCAGATGTAGCACCTGCCACCTTGAGCCTCGTATATCTGCCAATACTCATCGGCGGTGATGTCGTAGAGCTCCAGAAGACGCTTCTCCCACGCCGTATCCTTTCGGACGGTTCGCTTTTCGCGATGGTGGGTAGCGCATCGAGGCCCCGGGTGAGGGGCGGCTCGGCGGGTTGTGATCCCGGCCGCTGCGCAGTCGACGCAGCGCCGGGGCTTAGGCTTAGCCGCCGCCATCCAGCCACCCGACCAGCCACAGACCTGCGCCCCACGCGATGATCGAGTACGCGATCAGCTGCTCGATGCTCACGCCTTAGCCGCCTTGATCAGCTCCCGGATCTTGTCTGCCCGGAAGTCGTCCCACCACGCTCCGGTGCTGGCGACGTGAACCACCGGAGCGGTCTCGTAGCCTTTCTGCTTCACCAGCTTCAGAGCCTCGGGGTCCTGGTCCACGCGGACCTCCCGGAACTCCACACCGCCGCGGGTCAACGCGTTCTTGGTGAGCGTGCATTTGAAGCAGTCCGGGCCGGTGGTGAACACCGTGACGTCCTGTTTCTCGTTACGAATCAAGTTATCGGGCATCAAAAATCCTTAATCTCCATCTTCGAGCCGTCGAATTTCAGCTCGGCGTACAGCCGGCCCGATGGATCGGCCTTCGATGATCTGTTCTTCACCGCGGACACCCGCAGAGTGTCAGCCCCGAACTGTGACGGAACCCTGTGCAACGTAAGTACTAGCTCGGGTACGCGGCCGATCTGCCCCTTGATCCCCGACAGCGGGATCGGCTTGTCACCGGAGTTGTTGTCAGCGGTGACGTGGTGCAGACCGATGATGCACGCGCCGGTCTCCCGGGCTTTCTCGTGCAGCCAGTCCATCAGGACCTCCAGACCACCGAACGGGTCCTCGTCGTTCGCGGCTACCCCGGTGATGACGTTCGTGATGTTGTCGATCACGATCAGCTGCGGGTAGTTCCCGAACGTCTCCTCGTACGCGGCCAGCGAGGTCTCGATGACCTTGAGCGTCGGCTGCGCCGAGTAGTTCAGCCGGATAGGGATACCGTGCGGGTTCCCCGGGGCCGCGTTCCACGTCAGCACCTGCGGAGGCAACTGACCTTCGCGTACCGCCCGAGCGGACTCAGCCAGCGGCATCCCGAGCTCCATCGAGAGGATGCGCGTCGACTGCGTGAACGCGTCCGAGTCAGCCGAGAGGTAGTACGTCGGGATACGTCCTTTGAGCGCTAGAGCAAGCGTGAACGCCGACTTAGCCCCTCCGGGTGCTGCCGCGATCAGCGCCAGCTGCCCTCGCAGGAAGTTGATGCCCTGCTTGGTCAGCGACCGGAACGGTACAGGCAGAGGGTCACCGGCAGATCCTTTAGCGTCAATCGACTGCAAGATCGAGAGAATCGGGCACCTCCTCCGTCGTGTCTTCAACAGCGATAACCCGGGCGATCCCGGCGCTTATCCCGAACACCAGCGCGCCGGCTAGGGACAGCCCTCCGAGCGCAGCCATAGCCAGCCTGTTCACTTCGTACCCCTCGCTATGAACCCGTTGTAGATCGTGCGGCCTTCCTCTTTGGCCTTGACTTCTTCAGCCCAGACTCGGTCGGTAGCTTTGATCAGCGCCGACTCGGTCGTGCCTAGGAACTTCACCAGCGGAGGACCGAGAAGACCTCGACGAGCGGCGCGCAGCACACCGCCGAGTTCGTGAACCGCTCTCTTGTCTTCCAGCTCGACGTCCAACAGGTTCCCCGGGCCTGGCCGTTTGGTCACGGCCGCTTTCAGCGCCGGGTCGGCAAGAGTCCATCGTTCGGTCACGGGCGGAACACCTCGACGTTCCCCCACGGACCTTTGTGGTCAGAGAGCTCGTCGGCATCCCCGTTCGAGTACAACGTGAGCCACGTCTCGTCATCGATCTTCACGTAGACCGCTGCCAGACTGGACATGAGGAGCGTGGCACGCACCGTACCGATCGGGTCTCGTGGCTCCGGCTTCTCGGTGATGTCGTACTTCTCCAGCAGCTCCGCGACGATCGCTGCGGAGCTGCGCCCGCTCACGCGGGCTGTGTAGATCAGATTCCTGAGTTCAGTCTTGTTAATAGTCAAGTCTCATCCCTTCCTGTGATACCGAGCAGCGGACGCGACGCTGAACAACGGCGTCGGCTTACCCCACTTCGGCGAGTAGTCCCCGACCGCGGCAAGCCCCTGCTTACGCCAGCGTCGGACTGTGTCCGTATCGACCCCGAACAGCTCGGTCAGCTGCTCCTCGGTCGCTAGTGACGGATTGCTCATCGTTACCTCTCGTTACGAATCAAGTTTCAGGCCATAGAGTATTCACAACTCAACGCCACGTCGCACCTCGCGCAGCTAGCGCCAGGCTTAGGCGTGAAGTCCCCTGCTTCCAGCTTCCGCTCCATCTCGTGGAACCGAGCCGAGACCTTCTCCCGCGTCCAGTCCGTCAGGTCGTACGGATACGTCGGCTTACCGGTCTTCGCCATGAAGTACACGCCGCGCGTGATCTCGACGCCGTACAGCTGTTTCAACGCCAGCGCGTACACCGCGAGTTGAAAGTCATCCCCGGGCTTAGCTCCCGACTTCCAGTCGACCACCAGCACCTCGCCGTCGAGCACCAGCACCGCGTCGATGTAGCCCCGGATCTCTATCCCATCGAGCTCGAACTCGATCGCGAGCTCTATCCCCGGGGTACCGTCCGGTGTGTGCCACACCTCTAGGCTCTGGTGGTTGTCGATCCAGTCCAGGGTCTTGTCCACCTGCTGCAGCCCGATACCCCAGCGACGCTCGATGTCGTCCGCGCCGCGGTACGGCCCGGAGGCGAACCACCACCCCAGGTTCGGGGTCTCCTCGGTAGCTTCGTTGATCCCGTCGGCGTACTCGGCCTTGAAGATCTCATAGCACTCTTCGCGCGTCAGCGGTGAGCCGGCGAGCTTCGATAGCATGTATTTCTCAGCCACCGCGTGAACCCCAGTACCCTGCTGCAGCCAGGCCGCTGGGCGTCTCCACACGCGCTCATGCCTGGCCAATTTCCAGCTGAACGGGCATTTGTCGAACTGCGACAGCTGCGAGACCGACCGTGGTTTCTTCTCGTACTTGTACTCGGTCACGCGGCCATCGCCTCCTGTGTGTCTGATGTCTCGTGGAGCCGCTTCGACTCCAACCACATGTCCTTAAGGACAGCTTTCGAGATCGCTCGCAGAGCACGAGCGTGCTGGTGACCGAGCGACAGCGGGGAGCCTGGCTGAGCAGGCTTACCAGCGGGTCCGCAGCGCTTGCACTCGGACGTGTGAACCGCGTCCGCGTACTTCCTCCGCGCCTCGTCGTAGATGTCTCGGTAGACGCCTTTCGACTTCACGCACGACGTCGCGATCAGAAACGCCCGGACCTTGGCATCAGAGTTCCAGTTCGCCTGGACGCCTTTACGCCGAACCTGCCGGGAGGCGTCACCGTAGCCGCAGTACGACCACAGCTCGGACACCGTACGGGGACGATCGTGCAGCGAGTTCCAGTACGGGTCACCAATCGAGGCCAGCAGGCGCGCGGCCTGCTTCTCACCGACTCCGGTAGCCTGCTTGACCCACGGCCCGAGAGGATGCTTGCGCATCCGCTTCTGAAGGTTCTTCACCGCGGCTGCTTCGGTCTCCTTGAGCTGCTCGACCATCACCGCGAGCGCGGCGACGTCCGGGTGCCGGACGTCCAAGCCGTACAGCTTCGGATCGGTGAGGGAGCGCAGACGGTTCTCGTTCGCGATGCGGACCGACTCTAGGTCGTCGACCGTCTCGGCGGCGAGCCCGAGGATTGCGTATTCGGACACGGTGAGTTTCCTCCTTATAAGGTGTTTCCCCGGAACGCCGGGAAGCTGGGAACCGAATGGCCTTTGGTTCCGGGGGAAGTTGAGCCCGTCAGCGCTGGCTTTTTGGGGTTCGGTGCGACAAATGGCTGACGGGTAAGAAAAGCCCCTGAAAGGCGCGGGGTCCAAGGTCTACGAGAAGACTATGGCCGTTCAGGGGAAGAATGAGCGAGGACCGGACCGTTGGCTTCGTGGCGGCGAGTTGCCGTGACGAGGATATGGGTCCGGTCCTCGGGGTTTGATCCCGGTAAACGTGGTCATCATGGGTGTTCGCTGTCCGCTTGGTCTACCGGGGAGTTCTGTTTACGAGACCGGGCCGGACAGCTCTCCGACTGTCTCGACGCCTTGCAGCGTCATAGCCTCGATCATCGACTCGTAATGGTTGATCTTCGACTGAACCGACTGGATATGCGCCAACCTGGTCTCGATAGCGACCTTGAGGTCAGCGGCCGTGCAGTCACGAAGGCGCTTGTAGGCTCCGTCTCCGACTGCGATCATCGAGTCGAGCTCTTGTTGCCAGTAGTCGCGCACAGCGGCCATCTTGCGGGACGGAGCGGGCTGCCTACGAACCTCGGTAGCGGCGGCGTTGATAGCGCTGTTACGTGTCAGGTTGATCTGCGTACGCAGATAAAACGGCAGAGCCTCTGCGTAGAAGTCTTCCAGCAGGTCATCCGGAGTCTCGCGCAGCACGGTTGCGGTCAGGGACTCGACGGTTACCTCGGTCTCGGCGGTGATGATGTTGTCGACCAGTTCGGCGAGCTTCATGTCTCCTCCTCGTCATCGTTACGAATCAAGTAGTCGTCAGAAGAAAAATCCTCGGGTAGCCCGAGGTCGGATAGAGCTTCGCTAAGAGAGCGCTTAGGCCCTAGTCGGGACCCCCAGTACAGGGCCACCCGATCACGCAGGTATTCGACTTCGTCCTTATCCCCGTGCCCGAACTGGGCTGCGACCGACTTGCCCAGGAACGCGGCCAGCGTCATCCTCCGATCAGTCATCCTCGTCCTCCTCGGGGAGCTGGTTGTTCTCCAGCTCTATAGCGTCTTCGACCGATACGACTGTGATGTTCATGATGTTTCCGGTCTTACGGCTCGCCCAGTCGAGCACGGCGCTCAGACCGTTGGAACGGTCCTGCTCTGCGAACTCTTTCTCGTTCACTTCTTCACCGCCATAGCGAGCGCTACAACCCAGCCGATGAACGTCCATCCGAGCAGCAGGTTCACGACCGTCACAGGCCCCAGCAGGTGCGACTTGCGCACCGTAGCGACCAGGGTCGGTAGCAGGTATGTGCCGATGAACAGCCCGGCGAAGCCTACGACTCCGAATACCCGCGGCTCCATAGCGATCATCGCCACCAGCAGAACCGCAAGGATTCCCAGCCCGGCCAGTCGCCGGGCGTTCCACTTGCTGGTCGGCGCGTACGCCGGTTGGTACGCCGCCTGATCCCAGATGTTGCTCATGATGCTGCCTCCTCTTTAGATTTACGGGTCGCGTTGCAGCGACGCTGTTTGGCCAGGCCCAGCTCCACGAGCAACGGGCACGGGTTGAAGTCCGCGGGCTGATATTCGCGACGGAGAATATACTTCATGAATTCCCCGATTTCGCCCATGATGTATTTGTCGCCGTGACGCTCTTCGCGCTCGACTGCATCAGGCTCGCAATACCTGTCGATGAATTCTTTCACTTCCCGGTAAAGGTAGCTGTCGTCGGTTAGCCACGTAGAACGGTAAACGTGGAGTCCGCGAATACCAGGGACCAGATCGAGTGTATTAGCGCGGATATACGCGTCTTTAACCACGTTCAGAGTAGGGACGATTGTCTTACCGATAACTCGGGAAGTGATCTCGAACATGCGGTGCAAACCATTCTTCTAAGAAAAGGGGCGGGTGGTTATCAGGGCTCCACGCTCGGGAAACGCCAGATGTGATGACGTCCGATCTCGGACAGAGTTGTGTATTCGTTGACTCTGATGAGTAGGTCTTCGTCGGATTCCTGGCGATCCCTGTATGCCCAACCCCCGCGTTTGCTGACGCCGGGTATAGGCGGGATGTTCGGATCAAACTCGACAACCCAATTGTTCTCACGAAGCATCCGGTAAAACGACCGGAGACGCTTCAGCTTGTATTCTTTCATACCTTTGCCGCGTGTGGCGATGTATTCGCCATGATCCCTCAGTCGTTTATGCGGCGCGCACTGAGAAAGAGGCTCGGGCACCTTGAACGGGTATTCGCGGCGGATAACCTGCCGGGCGGTCAATTTACCTCCGTACGTGTGAACGTGCCATGAAACAGCCTGTGGTGTCACACCGTACATCCGGGCGATATCCGCCTCAGTCTCCCCCGTAGCTTTCAGGGCCTCAATCACTTCTAGTGAGAGGCGGGGGAGCTGTTCTCTGGTGGTTCTCATCGGTCCTCCTTGTATTACAGACCAACGTATCCTGCATCTTGTTACAACGCAAGGCACAACCCCCTCGATACTTGACAGTGCGACGTAGTTTTCTGGTGTCCCAGATCTGGGACTCTTCCCCCGTGGGAGAAAGTAGACCACTTGATCTAGTCCGGCGCAAGTGTCAAACGTCACTAAGTTCGTAGCTGAACCGGCATCGTCACAACCGATACCGGAGTTACAGCTACCAGACCGCGACTCGATCCGCAGCGGATCCGCTGGTCAACACCACCAACGGGATCTGCAGTAGCGACTCTTCTTGTCTTTCCCGCGGTCTTTGCCCGGGCCGGCTGAGACGTGTTTGCTCTCGGATTTCTTCTCCGGATCGCACGTCGGCAGGTCACCGTGGGCCACGTGCCAGTCAGAATCAGCCCTCAGACCGCCGTGCTCCAGCTGGTGAGACACCGACCGATGCTCGCACCCGGAGAACCCGTCAGCGCGCGCTGACGGGGCTGCCAGGACCGCTGCGAGCATCACAGCGCCGACGACGAACCAGACGACGAAGGCCAGGCGCTTAGTCACACCTGCCTCACTCTCTTCAGCCCGACGGTTCCCGATAGGTTCTCGCGGACGAACGACCACGACTCAGTCCGTACCCATGACGCGGTGAACAACCCTTCAGCGTGGACGGTGGCGTGGTGCTTGCAGAACAGCAGCTCGAACTGACCGTTCTCCCAGCGCTCCATAGCCGCGGCAGAGCACGCGTCGCAACGATCGGTGAGCCGCAGCTCCCCGGGAGGCGTTGCGCCATCCTCCCGGGGAGGCGAAACCTGGTCTGGAGTGGTCACGCGTCCACGTCCTCTCGCTCTACGAACTCGACGTACACCTTCGCTGTCTCCAGATCGGTGTTCAGGATCTTGAACCAGAACGGGTTGTCACCCCGCTCGAACTGGTACAAGTCGTACGACCCGTTGGTCTTCGCGACCAGCTGCCAGTTGTCCGAGTGGTGCATCGCTCCGTACTCGGTCTCGAACCACTCCCCGCTCACAGCCCCACCGCTTTCGTGATCAGGAACATCAGCGCAGCCCCAGCGACGATCGCACCGACCGACAACGCCAGCTCGATGCTCAGCGGTAGGCCCGGGTTGCTCCGTCGGTACAGCTTGCGAAGCTCAGCCGGCGAGTACGACGCCGCGATGATCTGGTTGAACGCTTTGAGTTCTGTCTCGTTCATCAGGAACCCACTTTCGCCAGGATTACCAGCGCGTCTGCCAGGCCGCTGGCCCGTGCCCCGCCGACTAGGCAGCCCTTCTCGTCGCCGCGGGCCGCGGCCTCTTCGCAGAAGAGGAGCCACTTCACGCGCTCGTCGTTGATCAGGTCTATTGCATCGCTCAAGGTCATCGGGTCTCTCCTCGCAGCGCGAGCTCGGTAGCAGCGGCAGCAGCCGCGACACGGTTCACCGAGGTGACCATGTGCTGAAGCTCCGGGGTCGAGAGCGTGGCGAACCACTCGTGTGTGCCGGTCATAGAGGCACCCCGAATGCGTAGGCAGTTGTCCTGAGCCCCGCGTAGTATTCGAGGAAGTCCTCGGGTAGCTTGCTCGGGTCGACGTACGAGAAGCTCTCGCCGTCGTCATCGACGGTCACGATCGCGTCGTGCTGACGGATCGTCTCGTTGGCCCGCGCCAACTCGGCCAGAATCAGCTCCTGTCGCGAGCGTGTCCCGTGGGCGGTCATCGCGCACCTGGATCGTAACGGTGCGCATCGGGGTACTTCTGACCCGTTAGACGCTCCCATCGTTCAACGGACACCTCACCGCTCATACGGCAGTCGCTGCACTGCCCTGCGTTGCAGGTGAATCCTTTGATCGGCGCGGACCCTGCCCCACTCCCGTCGCAGGTGGGGCAGACCAGCATTTGTCGGATCATCGATCCCTCTCCTTCCGTTACGTGTCAAGCCGCGATGCGGCGGGTAGTAGTCTTGGATGTGTCGATCAGGTGCCGCCGACCGCGTTCGTCGACGACCGTGAGCACGGTGCCCGCGGTGAACAGCACTCGGGCTGTCCAGCCCGCGGGTCCGCGCGATGCGATGTGGATGGTCATGTCATCCCCTTCTGGTTACGAATCAAGTCAGCGTGCGTACGTGAGCAGCCGTGAATCGAACACGGTCAGCGCGGTGATATCGGCTGAGCGAACCTGCCTGCTCGTGCCAGCCCGTCGTAGCCACGTGCAACGGCTCAGAGCTGGACTTCAAAGTATGTTGTGGGCCGAGGCTCCGCATTACACGGGATTTGCATCAGGGTCAACGCGCGGATGGTGCCTTGGGCTCGCCTGAATCTTGCTGGCCTTTGTTTTGTTGTTGAGACCACTCTAACCCGAGGTTTGGTTACGAGTCAAGTGGGTATCCAAAAGAATTTGCGGGCTGATTCTCCACGAGGTAGCTCATCAAATGCTGGCCGATGAACTCGGTGTACGCCGGCGGAATCGACTCGCGCAGCTCATCCCGTGTCATCCAATCGATGCCCATAGCCTCCCGGGCCTGCGCCACGCCGGAGAAGTTCCCTACCACGTGCATGAACTCGCCAGGCCGAGGTGGCCGGCCCATCTTCGTGGTGCGCGCGGTGTGCGGCCGGTGCTCGGGCTGATTGATCCGCGATCCCAGCTCCCAGTTCAGCTCGAACAGCCGCGGACGGTAGGTCCGCAGCCCCGGGAACATGCACCCGCACAGCTCGATCGGCAGGATCAGCGGAGCACCCGGCACGTTCTCGATCACCCACGGCTTACCGATCAGGTCGAACGCTGCCCGGGTCGCGGTGACGTAGTCGGGGTGATCGTTGCCCCGGATCTTCTGAGCGTTGGTGAACGCCTGGCAAGGGGGTGATGCGTGGAACGCGTCGAACTCCTGATGATGCTCCAGCAGGTACTTCAGCGCGTCCCCCTGGTGGAACTCGTAGGGGTAGTTCGGCTGCGGATCGATGTCCACGCCGACCACCTCGAAGCCAGCTCGGCGATACCCAGCACCGGCCCCTCCTGCTCCGGAGAAAAGGTCAAGGATTCTCATGCGCATCCTTTCGTTACGTGTCAAGTCGTGGTCAAAGAGAAAGCCCCCGACCCGAAGGCCGAGGGCTCAGAGCCCGGGGTTACCGGGCTGCTACCCGGCGGATGCCCCAGTCGATCGCGTCCGAGGCGGACATGATCATTCCGCCGTTGAGGCGGACCTCATCGCCGCCCCAAGCGTCGACGCGGACGCCGGCCTCGAGACCGAGGGCGATGGCCTGCTTCACGGTGCTGTTCATTTCGGGACTCCTTTCTGTCCGCCGGCCCTTCCGGGGGACTGTGAACTCGGTAACCGAGGGCTTACCTCGGACTCGGTGGGTGCCGGGGATTACCCGGCTCTCGGGCTTCGGGGGACCTCCCCGATCGGGATGACTCAATCATAAGCGCATCGCCGGTTACGTGTCAAGTGATTCGTCGAAGAATTTCTCGACGAGAATCGACGCCCCGACCAGAGCGGTCTCTCGCATGTCGAAGTTCACCTCGAACAGTCGGTCGTCGCCCCGGGTGCCTCGTACGGTCCAGTAGGTCTCGTGCCTAGGGGTCGACCGAAGCCACGCGACCAGCTCGATTCCCTCGGCCTCAGCGCGCAGCTCTCCGGGGTTGAATCCGTAGTACGCAGTGGAGAACCGCGGGTGCGTCCACTCGATACCGTTGACGATCATGTCTGACTCCTTGCCCAGGTAGGTCGGCCGGCTGACCTTCAGCCGATGTGGTTCTTGCCGTGGTTCTCCCCGCCGCACGCGCAGTCGCAGGACCCGCCGACTGCGCCCATGCAGACGCCGTTGCAGGTCTTCTCCGGGTTGGTCCGGGCCTGCAGCTGGGTCCATGTGAGGTGCTTGTTGTGCTCGGTGCAGAACAGACCCGCGGCGATCAGCTGGGGGCCGTTGAAGCCGCCGTAGAAGATCGGCACCGCGCTGGTGCCCTCGCCGACATACGGCTTGCCGTCGATGACCTTGCGGGTCGCGCAGCCCTTGACGGTGCACCGGCCGAAGTGGCGGTCGATCTTGGTGTAGCGGGTGTTCAGCATCATGTTCATGCGACTGACTTTACTCGTAACCGCGTTACGTGTCAAGGGGTTTGTCGAAGAATTTCTCCGCGGATCTCCAACGACCCTGCCGTCCAGAAGTCAAGCCGCGGGTCCGATCCATCAGCCCGTGCGCGATCATCCGTCAGCGCGGCTCTCAGCCCCGGGAATCGACCCCTCATCAGACAACCGCGCGTACGCCTGCGCGAGGACGTCGTCGACTCGGACAGTCTTCTTACCCGCCCGCTGCGCACGAGGCCAGCAGCACCGCGACGATCTGACCGACACCGATCAACTCGCGCAGCCGGGCAGTCTCACGCCCGTGCTGCCGATCGAGCTCCTCGACCATGTCGAGCGACTGCTTCGCCAGCAGCCGGTAGTTGAACTCCAGCACGTCGCGGCTCAGCCCGGACACATCCTCGCTGGCGGCCTTCCGCAGGTCCTCACGACGCAGCATCAGGCACGCACCAGACGGGTCGAGCGGATGCACTCGGACTGCTCGATCATCTCGGTGCCGTAGTCGTGCGCGTACCAGACGGTAGCGATGCCAGACATCCCGAGCTTGGTCACGGTGCCGACGTACTCCCGGCCATCCTCGGGCGAGGTGAACCGGACCGAGTCACCGATGCGGATGGTGTCCATGAGATGCCCTCTCTCTGAGTGGTTACGAATCAAGGCTGGCTGACGAATGCGTAGCCGGCGATCACCGCGAGCATCACCGGGATGAAGCTGATGATGATGAGTGCTGCGGTCATGAACTAAGTATGCACCCCGCGTCGTTACGTGTCAAGTCGAACCATCGACTGATTCCAACCCGGACACGAAAGAACCCCGACCAAAAAGGCCGGGGCACCTCTCGGGGGTTGTGGCGGTAGGCAGTCACCGCGCCCCTTCGACGGCCGGGTCCCACAGCACGATCGCCGGCAGCGGGACCCGATCATCTGAATGCATCACGTGGCTGCCGACGCTCATCCAAGCTCCTCGGGTACCGTGTTCGAACTTCTCCATAGCCCCGGCAGGGAATGCGGCTAGCACCACGCTCCCGACGGGGAGCCGGGACAGCTCGTCCCGGCTGTCGATCACTTGCCTGCTACTCATGCGGCCAGTAGCTCCTCTGCGTACGCCAGCCAGATCCACGCCCACCACTCGGTGCGACCGGCCTCAGCAACCCGGGCCTTCGCCTTGTCCAGGGTGTCACCGCGATCCATCAGGACGTTGCCCAACATGTTGGCGTAGTACGCCGGGGTAGCTACGAATCCGTCGCCCTGAGCGGGACACACGTTGCCGTAGTACGCCATGCTGTGGACCATGCCCTCAGATGCTCGCTGAGCGTAGAGCTCGATGGCTGATGCCGATACGATGCTGCCGATTGATTTGTTCATGCGACCGACTTTACTCGTAACTCGGTTACGTGTCAAGCCGTGCGCATGAAAGAACCCCTGACCCGAAGGCCAGGGGCTCGATCAGCTGGGTCGATCAGCGCAGGCTGTCGACGTGGATGCAGCCGACCTTGTCCGGCCCGAACTGCGGGCCGAACCCGAGCACCTCATCTTCCGCACAAGGGAACGACGACTGATCGAACGGGTCAGCCGACGCGATCCACGTCGGAGTCGCGATGATCGCGGGAGCTGCGATGAGGAAAATGCCGGCTGCGATGCGCTTGGTGATGGACATGACGTTCCTTTCGTCGGTGTGTTCCGTGTAAAGGCGACGCTACACCACACCGCGGTTACGTGTCAAGCCCGAGTTCTGCACACGGG